ATCCCCCACCTCATCCTTCCAATAACGTCCCGCATATCCCCCTCCCATCATCCCCCACCTCATCCTTCCAATAACGTCCCGCATATCATCCTCTCCGAATATCCCTCATACTTCCTCACAACCATATCACCTTCCATCTCATTTAATTTGTTATATTTGCGATATAATTAAAACATAATATATTATGAATAAAGAAGTTAAATACATGATGGGGGGGGGTATTTTAACCCTCAGATAAGGAGGGGGTATGTTTAGGCGCAGGACTTCTTCTACCGGTAAGATCCACTACCGTGTTAATATAAACAAGAATATGTGTCTTGGCGTTGTAGATATATATATTGATGGGAAGCCATATCAACCTGGTTTTAACGGATCTTATCTTGATATATATCGCGATAAGAAGATAAAAACTATAAGCATAAGTGGCCAGATATCATATCTAAATCCGAAAAATGAGTACAATGTTATTTTGGGCATAAGTGGAGGTATTATAGAGGGAGCCCTTACGTATCAATATAATTCGGGTATGCATTGCGAGTTGGCTAATAAGGTGATATACGGGAATAGGATAACTAATTTTGTTCCTGTAACGGTGATAAAAGATCCTGGGAAGATCATTAATTTCACTTACAGATCTGAATTACAGACTCAGGTTTTAGGTGAAAGTTATGTAAGTTGGGATGGTGATTATGTATTAAACGATAATTGTATAGTAACTGATCTTTGTTCGGGATGTGAATCTTATGCCTATGGGAAAAGTTCTCGTGGTAACTATCGAGTAACGGTAAGGATAGTGTAATCCCAAGGGACGGGGGAGACCTCGTCCTTCCGGGCCTCCCCCGTCCTACCACCGCCTCCCGTTCTTTTTGGCTTCTCCATGTATTGTCTTTGACCGGATATCAAAAATTCATATCTTTGGAACAAAACTACAATCATGTTTAGAGACACACTACATAAAATCAAGATCTTCTTCTGCGATGACGATATCGAGAAGATATATGTAAGGGATAGTACGGTTATCCGCGACAACGAGATACATAAGATGTATGACGAGATACTTAACGAGCTAGGTGATTTGGCTACGGTCGTATCAAGGAACTACGTATATGGTAAGATAAAGGACAGGACGGGGTTAAGTATCCGTCATATCAGTAGGATAATAAACCATACTAAATATGATAAATGAGATATCCACGTTGTTCGTAATGATATTCACGTCAGGGTTGATGTTTGTCATGCCGATATTAGATGTAGGGTATAATGATATCATTGTCATAATAGGATTCGGGATAATACTATCTTTTATGTTAACCATAATCCCGATCTTGCTTTCTTACGATATAAGGGATGAAATCATTGAGTTGATTGAGGATCTGGATAACCAGATCGTGGTAGACACTTCGGTATATAAAACGAACCTGCCCTAAGTAATTCCTAGGGCAGATGTATAAAACTAGATATTCCTTTTAATATATTTATCCATAAGGTCTATGGATAATTTAGTTCCCAGCTCCTCCTCCAACAGGTTAAGGTAGTTCTGGTGCAGGCATCCACCCCGCTCCACCTCCCTAAAGCCGGCCCCGTCCCGGATCCTGACCAGCCCTTTCCTTGGATCCGTATCGATCAGATCCCGAAGCTCGTTCATGTTCTTAAACCGGCTCTCTATTACCTTAAATACATCGATCTTAGGTTTCTTATCCTTATCTTTGGACTTTATCTTAACTCTTCCGCTCATATCGATTATCCAGTAACCTTGCATGTAATATGATTCATGTTATTATTGCCGCAATAAGCGCACATAGACGTGAAAGGTGAATATACCCTTCCACATACCGGACATTTCCATCCATACATAACAGGATTTGATTGTTTACCTGCTTCTCTCAAACTTTCATTAGTCGTAGTTGACGTATTCCTATCTTCCATATCATCAATTATTTACCCGTACTACCAAATCCATTACTTCCTCTATCAGCCGTTCCAAGATCTTCTAATGATTCCACCTCATCCCATACGATCCGTTCCCGTCTATGGATAAGCAATTGAGCTACTCTATCTCCTTTAGAATAAGAAGGATCTCCATAACGATCTATACGTCTACATACTACCATAATCTCCCCTCTGTATCCCTCATCCACAGTACCCGGAGAGTTTTGGATAATTGCCTTGGTTTTTGTGATACTACTACGTGGACGGATTTCCATCTCATAATCCTCAGGTAAAGCTACATGCACACCAGTATGGTATATAATCCTACCCCCGTCAAGTTCTATGTTTTTAACGAACAGATCCATGCAAGCGTCCTCCTTATGTGCGTACTTAGGCAATATCGCTCCTTCTTCCAGCCATATTTTGACCTTACATGTATCTATATCATTAAGTAACTCAATTGCCTCGTTATAGCTCATAGGCTGTTCTGAGGCCAACGAAATGGCTTTTGCCAATACATTTTTGATCTTGCTCATCTTATCTTGTTTTTAAATTCCTTTCCTTTCGGACATTGTAATTTACATTCCTCGCCACAAGCGGAACAGTTGGGTCTCATTCCGGGCACCCCTCTTCCCCCATACGGCCAGTAGGCATAATCGCAGACGCTCCAGAACGCCTCCATCGCCCTGATCTTGGCATCGACGGTTATCTTCTCCTTCACCTTTTTCATGCTCTTCCTGAACTCATCTTTCATATCCTTCCCTTCTATCTGTCTGGCCTTACGTCTCTCGTTCCACCAATTGTAGTAGAATTTGTCTGCCATCTTATAAGCTTCGGGGTCAAATTTATCACGATGCAGGATAGGTGCGTCCTTGATCTTTCTCAAATTCCTGCCACAAACATAAGCAAGCCCGGCGTACGGAGGTATGTCCTTAGGATCAACCAACCCATCAGGAACGCAGTAGTAGAAGTAGTTGGGGCGGCCGTACCTGACCCAGTCCCCGGTCTCGTATAGGGCTTGCTTCCGGGCCTCGAACCAGCCTTGCATTACTTGGTGCTTACCCTCCTTCTCGAAATCCTTGTTATAGTCAGCCAACGAGATCTTCACCTCAACCTCATAAGCGTACATGGATCTGGTTATAGCCAGATAATCGGACTCCCAGTTATAGACATACAAGTTGTTTATAATCCATCTAGGAGATACCAAGAACTGTCTGTTAAGGATATCCAATATCCCTCTTTCAGTGTATTCAGCACCTTTATTTGATTGCCGTGTTCCCATCTCCTGTCAGAGGATTATTCCTTAACCCAACCGCCATTATAGCGTTCGATACCAATCTCCGTAATCCACCCATATCCTTATCATGGAACGAGAAAGTAGTTAAGTTATGTGATTCAGTAATCTTATCATAAGACTTTATCATCAACACAGCCACATACTCACCAATCATCTTCCCATTCATGATATCAAGATCGATTATGCCGTGATCTATTAGATCAACCACATCCCATCCTGATGGTAGATACGTTTTTATCTGATTAATGTCCATAGCAAATAGTATTTATAAAAAGGAGGGTCGTGCTACCCTCCTATAGATTACACACGAAAAATAGAACTGAAAGCGATCTTAAGCACGTAAGATTTTATTAATTCCCGTAGGCTGTCTACCGGTTATCGTTAATTACCGACCTACGGGAATATGTTTAAGAAAACACCATGTACCCCAATCCGGAATCGAACCGAAATTTCATCGTTAGGACCGACGTGTTCTATCCATTGAACTATTAGGGCATATGTCCTTATTCTCACGAACCAGGACATCAAACGTCTAAACTTTAAAAAAAACCTAATGACAAAACTCTATGCTAGTTTTTCCCCAAAAAACAACGTAGTCCTGGCGGAGGGGCTTGAACCCACGTGCGACCAACTACCCTTTCTACAAGGTATAAGCTTGAGGGGATACGCCAGGATGGTTTCCACATCGGCTTTCACAAGAGGATGCGGATCGGAATTTCTCGAAGTTTATATAGTAATATCATGAAACTACGGTCCAACATTCTAGCATATAACACCAATCCTCAAACAGGAACGTCTCCACGCCAGACCTACCCCATCCCGTCCCCCAGCTGTTCTGTAGGACGAAGCCGGCCTTGTCCCAGCCGGTGAGGATAACGGCATGACCTCCCAAGTTCTGCCCTTGGCCTTGCCAGAATCGATTACCATAATTATAGCAATACAGACCTATAACCAGAGGCCCATTCAGCATCAAAGCCACCTTAGCTGATACCGGATCTATGATCCTAGCGTAACTGTTTATTTTCTCCCCATCTACGCCTATGTTCTTGATAGACTTGATAGCGTCACGAAGAACCATCCCGTCTTGATCCTTATCCTCTCTCAGATCATATATATCGTAGGGAGAGATCTTAGCCGGTCTTTTAATAGCCCTTATACTCTTTCTCCAGTTAAGTATCTCAGCTAAGCTTACCGCAGCGCAAATAGGAGAAGATCCTTGATCCACTACGCTATCAACGTTGTTGACCTTATACTCATCAGGGACAGCCTCATGCTGCATATTCATGATAGCGTCTCTGTCATCCACAGGGGATGGTATATATCCTAACCCGTAACTCATTTTTTATCCTTTTTATGGTAATCAATTATCTTGATATTAAACGTATCGGATCTTTGCCTTACCTGTATAGACCCTCTAGCCTTTCCCTTGGCGTCGTACAGGGCGGTGAAGCCAAAGTTATCGACCCGGCCGTCGTCCAGCGTAAACCGCCACTCCTTCCATTGGCCCATCACGGTCCCGGAAGACACTATGGAATCCACCACATAAGATATATCAGTAGTATCATATTCCGTATAGTAGGTTCTTGACGTACTGCATCCGACAACCGCTAAGGTAAATAACGTTAACAAGAAAAACAAGATCTTATTCACTTTTCTTAGATTTTTTACGTTTCTTAGATTTCTTCTTATCCTCCACCTTATTCTCGACATTTACATCATTACCGGCATCGGCATCAGTAACCTCAGGAGCGTTATTTTCAGGTATATCAATATGACCGGAATTAGGATCCATCTTATCCTCATCAACAACAACCTCATCAGGTACATCGCTATCTAAAAGCTCTGCCTCAAGATATTTGATACGATCTGACATAGCCTTATTCTGACCCTCAAGTTCCTTATATCTTCTTCTAGCCTCATCGAGTAATTTAGATGATAACTTATGTTTCTTCTCGATATCCATATAAGCCCGTTTAAGAGTTTCTTTCTCTTTTACCGACTCATTATATAGCTCTCTTGATTTACTAAGCTCATTCCCCATCTTAACTATATGAGAATCCTTGGAATCTATATCCATATTAAGAGAATCGACAAGCGTATCAAGATACTTTATTTTCTCTTCCAATTCAGTTATCTTATTACGGGCATCCTCATAATCCCTTTTTAATCTGCTTGAATAGCTAATAGCTTCATCAAGATCCTGTTTTAGAGTATCTATATAACTACTCTTTACTATCTTCAATCCGAACATCTTCATTACTTTTATAAGTTCTAAAAATATCGGCTTTTATCTTGCCGACTATAATTAACTCAGCTATATGTTTGTCTTTCTCGACTATAGCTATATCCTTACGGACATTAGTGACCCTGATCATGATATTCCCGTTATTAGACGACACGAATGGTGATCCTACCAAAGTAAGTCCCGTATCGCCGATAAACGACGGCAGCATCATCAACACCCCTATGGTATTGTCCGGGAACGATGCCCATACCCCTGTGTCTATATCAAGGACATCACCCTGTCCTAATGGGAAGGTATTACCCTGTTTAATAGGAATATCCTTACCCAACGAGTTCCATGCTTTCGAGAATCTTACGGAGTTAAGGAAGATCTTTCCCTCTTTCTCCACCATCCCTACCATAGGTTCGCAATTCAGTCTAACCTCGTTTTGTTTATCATCCGGCTTCTCCTCAAACTCGTCAAGGTCTCTAGCTGATGTAAACGACTTACTCTCCAGAAGTTTTTTAATATCCTCAATACTGGTCATTATAATTTGATTATTAAATAAACGATCTTCAATCCTAACTTCAAATCAGATGTCTTTTCGAACATCTCCCTAAGAGGTAAGATAGTAGCGTCAAGATCTGACGCTACCCATTCTCCATCCTTATAATACATATCCTTTTCCTCGGAATACGCTACACAAGGTCGATGCCCTAAGTTCTTCATAACCGTATCTACCTTATTTTGGGTAGGCATCGAGACACGGTTCACTTTAGTAGATATATTAAAATTACTTTCCATCAACTTTCTGATTTTTAATTAGTTAATTAAAATGGAAGATCATCGTCATCTCCAAAAGGAGGATATTGAGGAGGTTGCTGGTATGATGGAGGAGGTGTCTGCTGCTGGGCCTGCGCCTGATATGACGGTGGGGGCGTTTGCGTTGTAGCCTCACCATCATTGTTTTGGATTGCCGACTGAGCAGGTTTCACACCATCTGTTTTAATGCTTTGAATATACTTATTAAGTACCTGATAGGCGAAAGCGTCTTGGGCGGTATAATCAAACTTCTTGTTACCCATAATATCCGTGCTCTCAACCCTGTCAGGCCATCCATTCTGTCCATTCTTATAATATTGCTGGATAAGCTCATCTTTTCCGTCTGGAGTCTCCCTAGCGTATGAGATAAAGAAATTACCAGGAGCGTATTGCTCTCCTTTTTTAGTATGCGCAGGATTGATAACAATCTTCCGTTTTAGGTCGATATTAGGCAAGTATCTTACAAGAGACTTAACATAGCTGTTAATACCGCCTCTTGAGGTCATCAACGGAACTTTTATAACATAATTACCTTCCTCATCGCTTATCTTTATAAATAAGAAATTTGTCTTAGCGCCATTCATCTCCTGCTCTAATACAAAAATATCGGAAAGATATCCTTCTATACCGTTCCAGAAAACCCTCCAGTAGGATACGGCTCCTGTCTTCTCATTTATATGTTCCTCGAAACCTTCCTTAGGATCTCTTGACGATTGATATAATACACCACCTCCACTTATATTAAAGTATTGTGTATTAGATGATAATTGATTTTCACGAACTCCCATATTATATATATTTAAACGTTAAACAATAATTGATGATGACAAGAAATACTCGTTCTTATTATCCTCCCCATAAACCTTATTGAAATGAGATTTATGATCATGCTCGATAACTATCCTATTACACGATATGCTTTTTATGATACCCAGATATCTTCCACATAACACGTTGCATACAATATCTTCACCATAATGAGACAAAGGGGTAAGTCTTTCCTTACATGATTTACCTGAAGACGGGTTCTCTGACATAATATCGCATCCTTTATCGGTAAATATCAACTTGCAATGATCGAATTCATTTACCTTAAGATTGTTTTGGAGGGCTTGGACGAGTAGATCCTTATCAAAGACATAGGTACTTGTTTTGACAAAATGCTCGTCCACGAACCTCCAATTTGGATAATTACCCTCAAAATAGGTCTCATACATATCCATATCAGGCGTAGAGAAATAAGTCTTAGTATCGTCCACTTTTATAGACAACATATCCGATGACTTATTGATATGCTTATCAAGCAATATCGCAGATTCGTTCGATACCGGGATAAACATCTTCTCTACCTTATCCTGATTAGGGACAAAATACCTGTAAATAGTATTTCTATCCGTACTTACTATATTGATATTAATATCATCAATATCAATTACCACATTCTCGATGCATGGATAAAAGTCATCTACCTCCGTATAATCGCTGGCTTTGTTAAGAACCGAAACATAATCGCTCATCTTAACCTTAATTCCTCCATCAAGTATCTTATGTACCTGCGGGAATGTATTGATATCAAAAGCCGGACAACTATACTCACCAAAAGCATAGCAGATCGTTATCTGATCTTTTTTATCTGAAAGCAGTATCGTAATCTCGCAATTCTTCTGTTTTTTCATGAACTTAATAAAAGAGCTTGCCTCTACCAAGAAAGAGAAGTTAGAGTCAGCCTCGACCTCCAATCGCTCTATAACACATACCTTGGCATTTACGGAAGTGATATAAGCCAGATTATTGACAACATCTATCTTAAGATCCTTATAAAGGGAGTTGGAACCGGCGTTCTTAACCACCGTCTCCAGTTTACCCAACTTCTCATTTAATGACTTCGACAAGCATCTTATAAGCATAACGAACAACTTTTTATTACATCGCAAATGTAATCATAATTATATTAATACAAATACAATAAATACTTAATAGTATTAAAATAGTTTAAACTTACGTCTAATATACTCGGCTATAAGCGTGGCATCACACATTCCGTCTTGTATCTTAGTAGGTTGCACTCCTTTCCCTGACCATGGTTTCACGAAAGAGACCAAAGGGAAAAGGCGCATGGCGCATCGGATGGAGGTAGCCTTCGTGTCTAACTTCGCCGCCGTATACACCCGATCGGATGTCGTATGAAGCTCCTTCTGCCAGGTCTTTGGTTGCACCTCCTCGAACATGAACCTAACATCCGGGTGAGATCCGTATCGCTCCATCATCTCCACCATCATAGCGAATAGGGCGTTCGGTTCCCGGCGTCTCCCGCCAAAGGTGAAGTTGCTGGCTGCCGAGCTGTTGTGGATGCTATGGACGTCCTCGACGGCGATCGCCAGCGTCCCGCCTCCCTTTTCTTGGATCTTGTCAGCGGCATCGAGGAAGAAGCTTGATATAGCCCTAAGATCTATATCCCCCTTAGCCGATATCCTTGGAGTCATGATTACCTTAACCTCGCCATTCTCAGGGATCATCGCCAATCCTCCGGTATCTATACCCGGATCTATTCCTATCGCTATATTCATAAAGAGCAGTATTGAATTATTAATCTATTCTCGGTAATATCTTTAATCATATCCATAACATCATCCACAGATATATTGTCATATGATTTATATAAATCCATTACCCCATTAAGTCTTGATCTTACAAAAGATATATAGGCATCGTGGTAATCCTCAATATTCATTATATTCAATCTATCATTTAATTTAATCATTCTTATAGCATATTCTATGTTGTCATTATTTGCTATAAGCTTAAAGTTATTAATATAATCAATCACATAATCTTTTGTGATCTCACATTTATCTGGGCTTACGTCAATTATCAAGTTGGCTACTATTCTATTCGTGCATTCTATATATCTCCTATTTACTGAATAACATAATCCGTTAGATCTAAGATAATTAAACATAGAGAAATTATAATTATCACACATCATAGATAATATGATAAGCAACACGCACAATTTATTAAAATCATAATTATCTAATACAAATGATACATATAACTGTTTGGGATTTTTAGTATATTTATAAACACCATATTTAGGACCATGAACATGGAAATATTTAAGACTATTACGATAGTATGTATTAATATCAACTTCATTTGATAATTCCGTTATATCTGATACATATTTATTCATAAAATCATCACATCCATATAAATGAAATACCATTTCTGACTTATTCAATTTTCAGTCAATATAACATTCCTCTCACTTTCTATAAGATCTTCACTTATGTCTGGATATACGATAAAATTATAAGAAAAATCAATACACTTCTTGGTATCAACATCAGGCAATGTAAATCCTTTAAATACTAATGATCTAGGATCTGTATATCCATTAAAATCAAAGAATAACTTATCACTAATATCATCATTGCATTTTATTATCATATGTTCATAAAAATGAGATAATCCATTCTTTGATGATAATATAGAACTAATATCAGGTATCTCAGCGCATACGAACCCAATAGGTATATTCATACCGCTATTGTAATAAAAACATCTACATCCTAGATCTTTTATCAGTCCAGTGTATATTTTCATATTTTAATCGTATATAATGAATGAAAATCCTCCGGTCTAAACACCTGTATCGATTTATCTGGGTACATACCTATATAATAACCGTAAAAAGCCCGTAGAATACCATTTTCTAGCCTTATATCCAATGCCTTTACCTTATTCCCTTCAACCATAACATCAACCTCATCAGTCTTGTTAGATATCTTATCGAACCATTCAGGTACAGGATCAATACCGTACCTGAATGCGTTTACCGTTGATTTTATTGAGATATATGTTCCCATATTAGATAAGATTACAATCGTCTCGTTTAACAACCTTAAAATCGCCATTTCTAAGTAATATCGCTACATCAGATCTCGTATATGTGAGAGGCGTATACGATACCAAATGATAAGAAGCCTGTCCTGTCGCTGGTCGAACCGGTCTTAATACGGCTATGGCTATATCGCCGCCAAGTTCCGTACCACCGGTGACACCCTGTAGGCACATGTATATGAATCCCTCATACTCATATTTCTTCCCGATAAATTCACTCATGGGAATACCTACGAACAGATAGTTCTTTACATCCCCCTTCTTAACCTCGACAGCGTTCTCTACGCTGGATGGTATTACGTCTACAAATTTTACTCCTATTGCCATGATTACAAATTCAATTTAGTTCTTAACTCTTGACACAATTCTTGATTATCTCTCATGATAATTAACGTATTATCCACCCCATTCCCTACCCGGACATCCCCGTACCAGTACCATGATCCCTTACGGGTAAAGATACCTGTTTCCTCGCATAACTTCAAAAGTTCAAGTTCCTTGTCAAACCCAACTCCATAATATAAGGCTGTCTCGGCTATCTGGAACGGTACGGCGGTCTTATTCTTCAGCACCTTTATCCTGACCTCATGACCTACTGAAGATCCGTCCTCACCTAATATAACCTTCTTTCTCGCCATCTCCATACGGATAGAGGCATAGAACTTAAGAGCGTTACCTCCGGTCGTTACCTTAGGATCTCCGTATATAACACCGATCTTCTCCCGATACTGATTGATGAATACCAGAACACAGTCGCTTTTGTTTACGATCCCTGTAAGAACTCTCATAGCCTTTGACATCAATCGAGCTTGCAATCCCATGTTACTATCCTCCATATCACCCTCGATCTCCTTCTTCGGGACTAGATTTGCCACGGAATCCACGACAATAAATCCTACCCTGCCGGACTCCACCAGCTTAGCCGTGATGTCAATAGCCAGCTCACCGTAGCTTGGCTGGGAGATCAAAAACCGGTTTATATCCAATCCCATTTTCCTAGCGTACTCAATATCAAAAGCGTTCTCCACGTCTATTATAGCTACCAGCTTATCGGGATGTTTTTTCTGGAACTCGATCATACTTAACGTACACATCATGGTCTTGCCACAAGATTCCATGCCGACCAGCTCATGGATCCGGCCTACCGCCCATCCGCCGCCGAGGGCCTTGTCCACCACCAGCGAACCAGTGCTTTCCCTTGGTATGGATATTATAGGCTTATCATCGCCGAAGTTCATTATCGAGCCTTCTCCAAGCTCTTTATTTAAAGATGATACTAATTCATCTACGTCTGAAAAAAGTTCTTTCTTAGCCATTATAATCCAAATTCCTCAAAGTTAAATAAATCCTGTTGCTTCTTTATCATACCCTTACCGATATCAGATATTTTCTCCGGCAGGAACACTCCATCGTTATCATCCACCTTCTCCATGAAATTTGATACATTCTCACTTAACAATATCGCGTTATCATTAGGTACTGATTTTAGATAAAGACCATCAATTGATCTACACCTTGAAAGAGCGGTATATATCTGACCGATCTCAAAAGCCCTACTCATATCAACGAATATATTGTCTAATGTCATCCCCTGAACTTTATGAGAAGTGATAGCGTATCCTAATCTTAACGGATATTGGATGATATAACCACAAGACGTTCCTTCTAAAGATCCATCTACTTGCCTATATTTCATTTTATCCCATTTTTCCTTAGTTATATAAACCTCACTTCCATCGGAAAGCTGAACCGATATAGCGTCATCACATGGGTCTATATCTGTTACTACACCCATAGAACCATTCACATATCCATTACCGTTCCTCGTTATTATAACCTTAGCTCCTACTTTTATTATAAGTTCATCCTCACATGGAGCCGCAGGTTTTTCACCGAATATCTTAGCCTCGAATTTAAATACCTTATTCTCTATCTTATCAAGATTAGATTTGTTTATCTCATAAGCCTCCTTATTGGTTGAGCATATTACTATAGTATCATTCATATTCTCAGGGTATATCACCCTTGATTTTAGGATAGATCTAGATTCCTCTGTAATAACCCCACATCTTATATCCTCCAATACAGACAAAAGTTGTGGGTCTTTTTGACGGAATACCTTATCGAAGGTAATTACCGAGAATCCTGAGGCTCTTAATGCCTTTGACGAGAAAAAGAATCGGCTTTCATAATACTTATCAATAAAATCATCAACGGTCACTACAGGAGGTAATTGTGACAGATCGCCGAACATAATCAGCCTAACTCCACCAAAAGGTTCCCTGCTTCGTTTGCATTGTCTAAGTATATCGGCAACCTCATCAAGCAAATCGGGTCTTACCATACTAATCTCATCGATAACGATAGTATCAAGATTCTTGACCTTGCTTTTCATGAACGGACTTACATCAACCTTATTTGATAACATATTCCTCTCTACTGAGGGGATGTAAGGATCGTTTTTTATAGCGAAGAAAGAGTGAATGGTTTGTCCTCCGGCGTTCAGGGCCGCAACACCAGTGGGGGCTACTATAACACATTTACCCAAGAACTTTACGATACGTCTCATGAACGTACTTTTACCACTACCAGCTCTACCGGTAATAAATAGATTCTCCCTAGTGGTGAAAATCTTTTTCAAGGCACGACCTTGCTCCACGTTTTTATCCACCGTCATAATATGACGAAGGAGGTCGTTTTCATTTTTAAAATCTTCTTTTACCATATCTTTTTATGTTTATGGTACAAAGATACGAATAGTTATAATTAACTATTAAAAATAAATGTGAATAATATATAAATATTAAATTTTATATCTGATACTCAAATCATCCAGCTTTACTCATCTCGGACCCTTTTACCCCTAAAAAGACGTCTTTTATAAAATCTTCGGCGATGATTATATGCATTATCTTTCCTCTGTATGATAGTCTTAGGTGTCCGATAGTTACGTTCTTCCTATCTTTGGTATTAACTATTCCGTTGTTTTTCTTTACCTCATCATATAAATCGGATATAGTCTTACAGCACATACTAAGAACTTCTTTTATCATCCGATATACCGTTCTTTGGGATATTAGCATCATACCTTCTTTTGATAACTTTATATTCAATCTATCCATAAGATATGACACATTGAATTTGACAGTTCTTTTTTTAGTTACCTTATATATCTTATTTATATTTCTGTTTCTAGCTGAGAATATTATTTTTGATAACATCTTGACTCTATTTAATTTACGACTTTTGTTAGCCATCCATCTTCTGGTATTCGAATCAAGATTTTTATCAAGGCAGGTATATACAGATTCTCCTTTCTTTACAAACATATCCTTTATCCTTGGGGTCTTACTAGCCCTATGCTTGTATTTTATGATATCCGATAAAGCTATCATAATCTCTCCTTCAGCCCAAGCCTTTAAGCTTATAAGCTGGTAGTTCATATCCTCATGAGAATCCCTTAACACATGACGGTAGCAGAAATAAGCACATCCATCTGATAGGATATCAATAAAATCATTGGTATTGATCTCTATCTGATCTCTATTCCCGCCATGCATCCTATTTCTTAGAAACACATGTTTGAATACGTTTATGATAATAAGATATATCATTGCCATCTTACATTCATCACTGATCTGAATACCTGATCCATGATACTCCTCATGTTTCAATGAATATTTTATAGCTGTCACTTTTTTGCCTTCCTTATTGGTAACAGGTTTAAAATCGACTGGACATATAAGTGACCCGGCTGGAAGTTTTACGCATCCTAGCTCATCTTTTTTGGCCTGAATATTACGTGGAGTATATCTTTCGGTAAGAATCTTATCGAAATTTGACTTCATTATATGTAAAATTCCTATCTTTGTTCCCATAGTGGGTTTTATTTTCTGCGAATATACAAGTTTCATCAATACGAAACAAGTTATTCAGATGGATGGGTAGCCTGTGAAGGTCACCCATTTGTTGTTTATACGAAATTATCGTAATAAATTAGAGAGGGTAAATCACTGTGTTTGTGAAAGATAATTTTTGACACAACACTTGTTACGCGCGCGTTAATAGGTATATTTATTAAATATAATTAACTCTATAAACATATACTACTTTCTAATATCTCTATCCGTACACAGAACCTCTCCTGACGTCGAGTTCCTGTGTACTCCACTTATCTAATATCTCTATCCGTACACAGAACCTCTCCTGACGTCGAGTTCCTGTGTACTCCACTTAAAGTCTCTATTTAATAAAACATTGCTTTTTACCGCCAAGATATGGCGCCGTCATGCAGGATACCGCAGGCTAAACCTGATAGAAGCCGTATCCTATACCGGAAGCCGGTACCCCGGTAGAGAGATCGGGTGGAGCATAAGCCAAAGAAGAAAAAGCGAGGTCTTGTACGATCGCTCGCGCTCCGGCCGTCCGTATCTTCTACGGCAGGCTCCATCGCCCAAGGCTTCCCATTTCCCCTTGGCTTTATATCCCATATCATGGCATGAAGGAATCCAAAGGGAAAAGGTGTGGTCATGTCCCGTGAGGCAGGATAGGGCTGTCCACCGCCGCTCGGAGGCATGTATGGTCTGTGCTCCACTGGCCTCGTTGCCGTGGCTTACGGTGGACTTATCTGGCTTTCCTCCGCCACTTCCACCGCCTTTTCCCATTTGGATGTTCTTAAATACATGTTAATCAGCATATATTATGTTGATTATGGCATAATTTCTTGACAACGATATTTTTTTTAAGTAGTTTTGCTGAAAACTAATTTTATATGGCTGAGCAAAGGAAAGCTTTCGTATTTGCGTTGCCTTATGATACTAGACTGGATATGATCCAGCAATTCTTAAGGATATACAACGGCTATCTGGATTCTAAGGGTAAGAGCTTGATTACCGAAAGGACGATAAACTTACTTTCTTTCTACATCAATTACGGATACTCGGATGATACCAGAGCCAAGTACATGGATTGTTATGGACAAAAGGAATCTTATATCGCTGTCCTTAACAATGAGCTAAAGCGTGGCGGTTTTTTAGTAGATAAAAAGAACGGAAATTTCCGTACCCGTGAGCTGTCTATTGAGATGAGAAGCCTACGTAATTATTTTGTTCTTGACGGGGAGGGTGATGACACCCGTGTAATGGGATTCGTATTCAAGAGAAACAAACTTAATATTGATGGATAGGAGTCTTATTTCGTTCGACAGGGATATTGTCGATGAGGTGGTGAGAAGATCTGGAGGAAAATATACCAAGCAACAGGTCGAGTGGTGCATGAAAGCATCCGTATCTTATATCCATCATCTCGCCAGATATACCGATAATATATCTATCAGGATCCCGTTTATCGGATACGTTATCTGCAATCTCCGTGAGATGCGTGTAAGACGTGATAAGATACGTAGGATATTTGTCAAGGAGGGTAATCGTTATCCAGACGAAAGGATGCCTATTGAGCTTGATTGTTTGGATAAGAAGATAAAGGTGATAGAAGGTATGGAGGGATTGAAGAACGGAGATCCCCTTATACGTGACAATCATGAGGCTATGTACCAATGCCGGTATGGCATGACATGGGAACAGTTACAGGATTTTCAACAACAACAATTTAAAAAATAATTATCGTGCAAACAATTGGTAAAGCCCAAGTAATAGCCCAAGCTTGGGAAGACAGTTTATTGGGCAGGATTCCTAAGGATGAGAAGGATTATCCGGAGTGGTACAAGAATCGTCTTGATTTATGCAAGAAATGTCCTAAGAACTCTTCTAATATTTTTTTCTTTAAGTTACCAGCTAAGGTATTGCTGCAAAGATTGATGGGAAGACAGGCGTGCTCGTTGTGCGGTTGCTTTATCAAGGAAAAGGCTTGGATGAAGACAGAGGTATGCCCGTTAAAGTTCGTGGAGGGGGAGAAAGCCAAATGGAATGCTATGGAGGTCATAACCGCCGATCATAACGATTTTAATATCGAGAGTCCTAATGATAATTTCGACGTGGGACTATCGGATGATGAAAGTGAGTTTTATATAAATCTTTTCGATCAGAAGATAGGAGATAAGATCGAGATCGTTCTGTTTATAACTCATAAGGATGGATTCCATGTTAAGGATAAACATTTTTCATGCGGATGTATAGGTGACGTATCATACAACAATCATCCTGATAACGAGAATAGAACCATATTTCGTATGACGTTGGATACATCAAAATACCCGGAAGGTCATTTTGAGAAACATCTATCTCTTACCGGTTATGTGAAGGATGATCCTGAACGTAATTTCAAACATTTCCCGCTACGTATTATAGGGGAAGCTTATAAATAATGCTATGAGAAATCTCGTAAGAAGCAAGATAGATGACCGTATCCATGCCCTTATTGTCATGGAAGTCGGATGCCGTGAGTTACCTGAATATTCATTGGGTGATATACTTTACTCCGCTTTAAGGAGGATAGCTAGGGCTAATGGTGGTAATGTCCGCTTCTTGCGGGATGTTAGTACCAGGGATTTATTGAGGTCTATAGACCAAAGCATCAGTGATGAGATCGAATTAAATAATAATGATTTTAACGTGTGATTATGATGGAAGAGGATAAGGATATCAAGAAAGAGATCAGGGATTATCTTAAAGAAGAGGCGGATACCCATATAAGGCATTGGATAGCCATAAAACGTGAGAGCAAGCGTCTGTATAGCGATATTGAGGATAGGACTAAGAAGATAGCCCTTAAATCATCTTCGTTGATAAAAGAGGAGGATTTTGTCGTTCTTCATGAGATGACCCATAAGATACAGATGTTGAATATAGAGGCTGTAAAAGTCAATTCTAGGTTGATGTTCATAATCCAGTTGGCTACCAGCTTCGGTATGGATCTGGATTTAGATACGACATATGCGTCCACCGCCAAGAGCATTATAGAAGACAGAACGTCTGGATTCGTGTTTTATGATGATAAGGAACGTCTGAGATATGCTGACAAGGAGCTTGAGGATATGTTCCATGACATGAGCGTGACGGAAGTAAGTAAGATCGGGGTTGTTCAGTCTTATGAGCTTCTTATGAAACAGTATAACGAGTTTAAGGACATAATCAAAAATAATATTAATTCCATATAATTTCATTATAGGGTTTTAATATATCTATAAGGATCTGATTATTAGCCTAAGTCTTGAAACAGAGGCTACGTTATTGGAGAATATATAGTTACCTACGGATGTTTATCCAAGTCCGTAGCTCTAAGGTAGGTGATTAAACAGGGATTGTATTTGGGTTCCAGTGTTGCCTATATAAAACCTTCAATAACATTGGCGATGGGTACTAACAGGGTTTTTACCCTGACTTATGTTGAATAAACATTTTATTAAATTATTTATTGTAAATGGTTTATGTACAGGACATAGATGGTAAACCGATGATGCCTACGACAAGGCATGGTAAGGTTAGGAGGTTGCTTAAGGCAAATAAAGCAACCGTAGTGAATCTTTGTCCGTTTACGATTCAGTTAACTTACAAATCAACCGATCATAAACAGCCGGTTACTCTGGGCATTGATGCAGGAGCTAAACATATCGGTTTTTCTGCAACAACTGAAAAAGAAGAGTTATTTGCTTGTGAAACAATCTTAAGAACAGATATCGTAGATTTACTTTCAACGAGATCTCAAAACAGAAGGACAAGAAGATCAAGGCTCAGATATAGGAAGCCTAAATTTAACAACAGAGTTTTCTCTAAAAAGAAAGGCTGGGTAGCCCCTTCTGTAAAACAAAGAATTGATTCCCATTTAAACGAAGTGAATGAAATTCATAAAATCCTTCCGATTACTAAAATAGTAATTGAGGCCGCTCAGTTCGATACTCATAAAATGAAAAATCCTAATATTTCAGGAATTGATTATCAAAACGGAGAACAACTTGGATTTTGGAATGTCAGAGAGTACGTTTTGTTCAGAGACGGACATAAATGTAGTTATTGTAAAGGGAAATCAAAAGATCTGATCCTGAATATTCATCATATCGAGTCTCGAAAAACAGGAGGTGATTCCCCTTCCAATCTCATTACCTTGTGTGAAACTTGTCATAAGGAATATCACAAAGGCAATATTGATTTAAAGGTAAGGCGAGGCAAGTCGCTTTGCGGCGCAGCCATAATGGGAATCATGAAATGGAGATTATACGATGAGTTGAAGTCAAGATATTCAAACGTTTCAATGACGTTCGGTTACATTACAAAATATAATCGGATTAAATACGGAATAGAAAAATCACATACATCCGATGCGTTTGTAATTTCTAAGAACTTCAATGCGAAACGAATTGAGTATCAATACTTGAAACGTTTAGTTCGTAGGCATAACAGGCAAATACATAAAATGAAAATTTTAAAAGGAGGGAAGAAGAAAAATAATCAAGCTCCTTTTGAGGTTTTCGGATTTAGATTGTTTGATAAAGTATTGTATAACAATGAAATAAATTTTATTTATGGAAGAAGAAAATCGGGAAATTTCAATATCAGGGATTTCAATGGAGAAAATCCAAAGGATGTTTCATACAAAAAGCTTAAACTCATTAGAGGAAAGAGGCATCCGATTATATTAAAGTAAATAAATGTATATAAACATGTTTAATATATTTTTAAATATGAAAGCCAATGCCACAGGGAAGACGAAAGCCGACGAGTAAGGACGTCGATCGGGTAAACGATAATCTTGAGGTCATATCCAAGGCCGTGGATGACGCCAAGACGTATATCGCCAAGCATCCATGGGATAAGGAGAAGCCTGAGGATATGGCTAGGGCGTTCGATTTCATATCCAAGCTGATCGATAAGATCAACGTATGGAATGACTCGTATATGGAGAAGAGTGGAATCATGGATGTATACAGGAGTGTCAGCAATGTCCAGAAGAAGGAACGTAAGGGACAGGTTTCCGGTGGTATAGAATCCGTATTAAAAAATATGCGATCATGAGTTTAAGCACGAGTCCAGAATTTTATGTAAACATGAAGAATCCCCCTATATGGAACGATCTGTTCGGATGGGAGGATCAGGATGATGATGTTAAGCAGTTCTTCACGGAGGAGGCTTATAAGGTCAAGAACGGGGTGACTATCAACGGTACGTTCATCCCGCCATGGCTTTATTGGCATGTTAATTTCTTTCCCGTATTTCAAGACCTTCCAAATGGAGAGCGTGTTCCGGCTATCAGCCGGTTACGTGATAATGAATGGTTTTTCGCCGAGATGTACCAACGTGCCCGTCAGGAGAAGAAAGGGCTGGGGATGTTCGGTACCCGTCGTTTTGGGAAGGCCCTTCTGGACTCGGAGCTGATATATACTCCTTATGGACCTAAGAAGATAGGGTTCGCTGATATCGGTGATATCATATATGGCGATGATGGTAAGCTTACGACTGTAGTAGGCGTATATCCTCAAGGGTTCGTTGATATGTATAAGGTTACGTTTGAGGACGGGCGCAGTATAGTATGTTGCGGTCAACATCAGTGGAAGGTTAAATATCATGGTGATTATAAAGTCATGAGCACTATGGGTATCATCCACTCTGACTTCCAGAAGATGACTATAGACATAGGGGAGGCCGTGGATTTCCCCGAGCGGCGGTGGCTGATGTCGCCCCAGCTCCTTGGGTCTCTGACCGCCTCTTTCCTTTGTGGATCTACCGACAGGATCTTCGAGTTAAGCAATAAGGAGATGGATGATATTATTTATTCATCCAAAAAACAGAAGGAGTTGTTTATAAGCTCATTCATGAAGATATCTTGCGGTATAAGTACCGGTGATGATTGTTTTAAGGTCGTTTACAAAAGTGAGTATATTATATCCTTCGTAAGAAGAATATTCTGGTCTATGGGATATTATTGCGTCATGGATGGTGATGATATGTATATATCCAAGACTCATAACAGGCTTAGGATATCCGATATAGATTATTACGGGAAGTATAAGGCTACTTGTATTGAGGTCGATAATAAGTCCCATCAGTTCCTTGCCACTAATTTTGTCGTATCCCATAATACGACTATCATGTCATCACTTCTCCAGATGAACGCTACCATGACGATCGGGCTTAGTCATTCCGTGGTAGGTTTCAGCGATAGCGATTTATCTAATATAGGTGAGTATTGTGAGTATGGTCTTGATCATGTGCATCCTTTTTTCAGGATTAACAGGACCAAGACCGATTGGAGTTCTGGTGTCACCTTAGGCAAGCGTATGTCCAACGGGGTTCGTGATGTTCATGCCATAATATCCATAGCCAACATCAACATGGGTAGGAAGACATCCACACAGAAGACTGCCGGTCTGACCCCCGCCACGGCTATTTTCGACGAGGTAGGTAAGGGACCTATCAAGAAGCCGTACACTGCCGCCATGCCGTCATACGACACTCCTTACGGCTGGCGTCTCAGTCCGATCTTGGCTGGTACCGGTGGTGAGGTGGAACTATCCAAGGACGCTCAGGAGATGTTCTCTGATCCTGATACATACAATCTTCTGGTCATGGACTGGGATATTTTAAATCGGAGAGCCATGAAAGGGAAAACATGGAAAGAACGGAAATGGGCGATGTTTGTTCCTGGTCAGATGGCTAACTCCGGTGTCAAGAGAACTATAGGTCTGGGTGATTATTTGGGGAAACCTGATGATAAGAAGCTTAATAAGATCAAGATTGACGCCACGGATTTCGAGGCTAGTACCAATAAGCTTAACGAGGAACGGAAGAAGCTATCTACGAAAGATAGGGTAGCTTATACCTCTCATACCATGTTCTATCCATTTACGATTGACGACTGTTTTTTAAGCTCATCCCAGAACCTATTTCCGGTCGAGTACGCTATCAAGCATAAGAATGATCTTCTTGAGTCGGGGCAATATAGCGGCATGCTGTGTGATGTTTTCCTTGAATCGGGGAATAAACTTGGTACTACTAAATCGAATAAGCAATTGGCTGGTTTTCCGTTTAGCGGTGGTGTTATTGACGCTCCTGTCCAGATATTTGAGATGCCTCAATCCAATAGGTTTGATGACTTTATATATGTGAGTGGTAGCGACCCCTACAAACAGGCTAAGTCGGATACGCCCTCATTAGGTGCTTTTTATGTATTCAAGAGACGTGTTGGTATTCGAGATCCTTATGCCTATAGAATAGTTGCCTCTTACGTATCTCGTCCATCATCCATAGATCAGTTTTGCCGTACGTGTGAGGTGCTTCAGAAGGGATATGGGGCTATATGTCTTATGGAGAACGCTGACCAGATGTATGAGCAGTACCTCAACCGGAAGAGTGGTATGCCCGCTTCTTTCTTCCTGTTCGCTGGTGAGGCTATAGCCAATAAGTACGTGAAGGCCGGCTCCCGGCAGAACAGCAAGCTGGGGCTATACCCTACCCCCGGCAACCAGAACCTGCTCTTCTCCTGCGTGGTGGATTACTGCTGGCAGGATTTCGTTATCGGTTATGATGATCAGACTGGTCTTGATATAACTGTCAAGGGTATTGAGCTGATCGATGATATAGCCCTACTGGATGAGATAATACAGTATAAGCCCGGATTGAACGTCGATAGGATAATAGCGTTCGGGCATGCGTTGGTTCTCGCCAGATATTTTGACGATAACAATTACATGCCTAAATCGAAGATCGAGGAGATGAATAATGCCCGCAAGGAAGACGCTTATAAACACCATGAGGTATATGCATCTGCATTTGGATCGGTATCTATAGGAGCTTTTAGGTAAATGAATGTCAATTAAACGCCTATCTTTGTTGTAAATAAAATTGAATAATCATGGAAGTGTTTAATAGAGATCATTCGTTTCCAGCAAAAGGAGCGTTATTAGGATTACCTCCTCAGGCTATTTCCACGAAGAAAAAGAACAGGAAATGGAAGGAGGATTGTATGGATGCTCTTGAGACGATAGGGTTGAAACAGTATGATCGTAACCAGATGTACCGTGACTATTATCTGATGGCGGATGGTAAGTTATCTTTTATGGAGATGGCGGATGTTATCCCTCAGTTAAGGGACGTGCAGAAGTTAAGGAGCGATATAAGGATACCTTCTTTCTTGAAGCATTATGATATAATAGGTGGTATCGTAAATGCCTTTGAGGGATGGCTGACAAACCTACAGGATAAGTATACGGTTAACGAGGTAGGGGATATGGCTATAAGTGAGTATGAGGATACGATGTCAAACTTACTTCATCGTCATATACAAGAACAGTGGGATATTATCGTTAATCAGCGTCTTGTGGAGGCCGGTCTTGATCCTACATACAATGAGTTTAATTCCGAGGAGGAACGTCAGGCTTATGTTCAGCAAATCCAACAGGCCAAGGCGTCTATGACCCCTGATGATATCCAGAGGTTCATGAGTACAAGATGGAAGACGCAGGCGGCGGTATGGGGGGATCATACGATCGAGGCTGACCGTAGCCGGTTTTATATGGATGAGCTTGACAGGGAGAATTTCCGGGATCGTCTTCTTAGCGGAAAGATGTTCCGGAATCATTTCGTTGGCTTCGACTACTATCGTCCGGAGGTATGGAGTCCGAGGGAGGTTTTCCATCCTGATGTGAAATACCCGCAATATGGGTCTTATGTGGGTCGTCTTCATTATTACGAGGGTGTTGAGTTGATATCAAAATACGGTCATAAGATGACGGCAAAGGACAAGCGTCGTATTATGGGCGGTGACGATGATTATGAGGGATGGGTATCTAATGACGGTACTAGGTATGACTGGAAGAAAAAGAAGCCGTCTATTACCGGTATGTATGAGAATGAGGTTATTCCATGGAAAGGATACCATGACTATGAGTCTATAGTTGCCGCTGAGGACTATTATGGTGTTCCGATGGGCGAGTACCACACCTTCGGGCCGGACGGGGAGGAACACACCCAGCCCCGCTTCTTGCCCCGCTTCCATCCATTTGGCTATTTTAACTCTGACATGTCCAATGGCAAGAGATATGAGATAGACTCTCGCCTTTTTAGGGTAATGGAAGGATATTGGGTATCCATGAAACCGGTATTCTTAATAACTTACATGACGGAGACCGGGATGGTGGATCAGGAGCTTGTTACCGATGAGCTTCTCCCGGAGTTCTTGGAGAAGAACGGGATAAAGAAGGTGAAGAGGGTGATGGCAGAAGCCGTTGGTGATCCTGAGGTGAACACCTACATCTTGGAGTATGTTCCTGAGGTTAGGTTTGGAGTTAAGATCACCGGAGGTAATTTAATGGATAAGCCTATATATATTGGTGGGGATCCAATACCTCATCAGATACATGGTGACAGCAGTCTGTATGATTATGTCATTCCGGTTTCGGGATTTATAGGGGCCAGTCTCGCTGATCGCATACAACCGTTCCAGATGATGTATAACCTTGCTATGAATCAGCTATACAATAACGCCGAGAAGGAGATCGGTAAGTTTTTCTTAGGTGACTTGGGATTCCTGCCTACTGAATATAAGGATATGATGGACAAGAAGGGCGCTTTGGCTACCTTCATGCAGATCGTGAAGTCCGTCTCGTTTATGGGCGTAGGTGGTAACGATACGAACAATCCTTACCAGAACCCACAGATGAGTAGCATATATAACCAGTTCGGTGTATATGATCTTACTAATACGGATCAGATAAGATCCCGTATGGAAATGGCTTCTTACGCCTATATGATGGCTTATAGGATGATAGGTATATCTGAGCAGGCTATGGGTCAGTCAACTAGATACGAGAGTTCTACGGGCGTAAAACAGGGAGTTAACGCTACTATGCTACAGACTCAGACTTACTTTAATGATTTCGATGACTTCAAGAAACGGACATTGGATATTCATCTAGCCGTGGCTCAAGTATGTCAGAAGGAAGGATACGATTGGACCGTGATGTACAGAAACAGCGATCTTTCCTTGGCTTACATCAGTCTTACGGATAATAGCTTGTCGTTACGTCATCTTAATGTTATGGCTGTCTCTAATTCCAAGAAACGTCTGGAATTGGAGAATTTGAAACAATATATATTACAGACAAATACGTTAGGTAATGACTTACTTGATATCACTAGGATGATGAGCGCCAACTCAACGGCTGAGATGAATCAGATCGGAAGGGATGCTAGATCTTACGCCGATCGTGTAAGGCAAGAAGAATACCAGAATCAACAGCGACTTGTCCAGCAGCAAGCCGAGGCCGAGCAACAGGCACGTAATGATGAGCATGAGAAGGATAAGGAGCTGGCTTATATCAAGGGCAACTTCGACTTAAGGGGTAAGAGCATAATGGCCGCCGGTCAAGCGGCTAGGACCGAGAACAACTCTGAAGGCATGGATTATGTCGAGGCTATGGCTGATAGGGCTTTAAGGGAAAGAGATCTTGATATCAAGGAAGAGGATATGAGAACCAGACAGGCTAACGCCGAGGCTGAGCGAAGATCTCGTGAGGAGATAGAGAAAAGGAAGTTGGAATTAAAAGAAAAGGAGATAGACGCTAGAAACAAACGTTCTGATACAGATAGGTTTACGTCAATAATAAACAAGAATTGATTACAAGTTTTGTAAATATTTTTACAAAATCTGTAATCATTTTGGCGTAAAATTCTGTCATATACTATAATGGGTTTGATTTAATTGGTAATTGGATTAATAATACTTTTGTAAAAAGCAAAAAAGGAAATTGTATGAATGACATGGGTGATTTCGCTAAGGGTTTTAAGACCATGAGTGTCGAGGAACTTTTTTACCGTGGTGACGGTGATGGCGATAAGAATAATATCGAGGGTAAATATGATAAGGATGGTAATCCTATAGGTGATACCAAGGAAGAGCCTGCCGACGGCGGAGCGGCTGAAGGTGGCGGGGATAAGGGCGGCGACGCTACCAACCCAGACCCGGATTCCTTTGGCGAAGGCGGTACTGATAATAATAACGTGGTATCAGGTTTTAACGGGAAATCTTTCTTGGAGAAGATGGCCGCCAGAGGTATCATCGACAGTATCGATAACCTTGATATTATGGTAGATGATAAGCCAGTCGATCTTTCTACTATCACAAAAGAAGATGATCTACTTGATATAGTGGAGGGATTGATCAAGGATAAGGCCGATGAGTTGTTGAAGGATAAGGTTGATACCGGTTCTATGTCTGACTTCATGAAGAAGATGATAGAGGTGGATAAGGCTGGAGGTAACGTAGGTCAGCTTCTAAACCAATATCAGAACATTCAGGCGCCGTTGGACAACCTTGATATGAGCAACAAGAATGATCAGCTTGCGGTCATCCAGCATTATTATAAGATGTTGGGTATGCCGGAAGACGAGATAAAGGATAATATGGAGATGATGATTGGTAAGGGCGATGAGTTCATTGAGTCCAAGGCCAATAAGTTCCATGATATTCTGAAAAAGGAGATGGATAACCTTATCGAGGAGGAGAAGAAAAAATCCGAGAAAAGGAAACAGGAGTTGATTGAGCAGATGAAGATCTATAAGAAAGGTCTTAAGACATCTATAAGCTCAGGATTCCAGTTGACTGAAACGATGATAGGTAAGGCTGTCGATTTCGTTACCAAGCCGATAGACAATCAAGGTCATACGGCTATAGATAAAGCTTATTCGGAGGCTATCAAGAATCCGGACATGGCCGCTGATCTGGCTTTGTTCTTGATGAATAAGGACGAGTTCCTTAAACAGAAGACTAACAAGGCTAAGATGGAGGTCAATAAGAAGACCATCACTCTTCTTTCTGGCAATAAGGGAGGAAAGCAAAATAAGAATAATATCGATAATGATACTATAGAGGCTAACTTCCTTGATCTAAGTGGATCAAAGAGTGTATAACATTAAAAGATAGATAATTATGAACCCTTTTTTGACAAAAAGTTTTCCGGCTACCGTGAATGGCGATAACGTTATTGCCTTCACCGATGCCAAGAACTATAAGACTTCGCTCGTAGAGCATAACTTAGGCTCATTGGCGAGCTGGTATTATGAGGATCCGGACAAGAATCATTTGGGTCTGTTGAATCTGTTCTCTAATATCGCTAATTACCCCGTTCCGATGTATATGGGTATGATTAATAACGGCGCTACGATCTCCGTTAACGGTATTGGAGCTTCTTTCCGTTATGATCTTCCCGTTACAAAGACATTCGCTGTAGTTACGGCGGAGGATACTTCGACTCATCATCTGAAACCGGGTATTGATGGAAGTTTGTTTGATATCGTTTTGAATACATCTGAGTTTACGGCTTATGATGTCATCACCTATGACGCCGCTAACGGCTGTAATATCCTTATCTCAGGTGAGATACCGTCTAAGACAGAAGGTGATTTGACACGTTATTGGGGTCGTGTTATCGGCGGAAAGGCTAAATACTTCCCTAAAGAGAAATTACGTCCGGGTATCCGTTACTGGAAGATCGGTCATGCTCTTGGTGAGTACAGTACCCAGTTCTCTAAGGTATCTGTAGCTGACAAGGCCGGTTCTATGACTTGTGAATTCCGTTTAGGAAACCACCGTGGCGTTGAGGGTGAGACAACTATGTATGCTGGTATGAAGTCCATGCAAGCCGCCCAGAACAGCACTTCGGAGTTTGTGGAGACCGCTCTTCGTCGTATGAATGCCATGAGAAGTGAGTATGAGGGTAATATTCCTGATCTGGCTATTATCGGTAAGACTGTTAATGGTAGACTTGATTTGCGTACGGCTAAGGTAGCGTCCACGCTGGAGGTATTCTGTATGGCTGAGTTGGTTAAGCTGGAAGCTAGACAGTTGATGTGGCAAGAAGGTGGTATTATCATGGATCAAAATGGCCCTATCCATTTAAATGAGGGTATCTACCGTCAGCTTCGCCGTGGTTATACTATCTACTATAGTCGTCCGATGGGTATTACTAAGGATACTCTTATGGCTGCTGCAGCTTATATTTTCCGTGGTCGTCAAGATCTTCCTATTACGGAGCGTAAGATTAAGTTCAAGGTAGGAGCTATGGCTATGGTCAACTTAGAGAAGTTGATTAGAGAGGCTTTCTTTACTACGTTGAGTAATTTGAGCTGGGGTATGGGTAGTGACCGTATGTTGCCTTCTAATCCTATATCCGGTACTAATGATGCTATGATCTTAGGTCCGGTACAGGTTAAGGGCGCTTTTCTTCCCGGCATCGGAAATGTAGAGTTCGAACACGATCCTTCTTTAGATTACGCTGACATGACAGATCGTAGCGAGTTAGTGAATGGCATGTATCCTAGATCCTCTTATTCTTGTATTATCGAGAATATCACTGACGCTGGATCGACTAACGCATATTCCGCTATTCCTAATACGGCTAACGCTAAGTTGGGTAATATGAATAACAACGTATTCTATATCAAGCCAGAAGGCGTAAGCATGTGGTGGGGTTATGAGTATGGTCGTTGGGCACACAAAGCTAACGGTAATGAGATCGTATCATCCTTGCCGGGCATGAAAGAGCAATTCTGGTGCCACTCAGCTTCAGCGGCTTGGGTTATGGATAACAGCAAGTTCTTGATTATCGAGCTTCAACCGAACTACTTCGGCTAAGTTTTTTTTCATATGTAATTTGGTTTTTAGAGGGGAGGATATTCCTCTCCTCTTTTTTTAGGAAAGTAACGCAAAAATAAGGAAATGAAAGAGATTTTAAAATCAAAGAAGGTATTGGTCGAGGTAAATGGATTCAATATCATGTCAGATACCTTGTATGAGGTAGTAGGTAAACACGACGAAAGCGCTCCGCAGGCCTTCCAAGATGCCAATATAGCCAAGGCTCCGTTCCCGGAGAATGCTACTCACGTATGTTGCCCGTGGGATGATTTCTCAGAAGTTTACAATACCGGTTTTTATCCAAGATCAAGATGTTATAATGGCATGGATAAGGATGAGGTTGATAAGTTGGTTGATCAGCGTGTCAATAATATAATGAAGCCTTTTGAGAATATATCCCAGAAGGATCTTTCCCAGACCAATTTCGAGTTTTGGGATGATGCTAAAGACAAGATCTATATGGGTAAGGTTTATAACACGGCTAATACCGTTGAGTTATTTTATTTATATCTGGCTGTATTTTCTGGCATGTTGACTCCTCAGGAAATGGATGGTGATCCTATTTTCATGAACTCCATGTTCTGTTTCATTGAGAAAGACAACGCCAAGGATTTCGTTCAGCAGCGTGAGATCAATAAGATGAATATCAGCTATAAGTTCATCGACGCCCTTAAGAAAGGTGGCAAGGAACGTCAGGCTGTCATCGACCTTCTTCTGTACATCGGTATCGTGACCCGTCCTGATTTTACAGAGGATGATTATTACACCGGATCACTATCAAACTGGATGAACGAGAAGAAGACCAACATCGATTATCTGCTTGATATCTGGGATCGTTCATTGGAGGGTGATTTTAAGGAAGTTCTTGAGTTCTATCGTATCATAAACGTCCTTCAACGTAACGGTCGTATTAACATGACTCCATCCGGCTTGCAATATAATGGTCAGATCATAGGCCCTGACACCCGTACGTCCGCCGAGTTCTTGGCTACCAAGAAAGATCTTATCAGTGTAAAGGTTAATGTCTTGGATGAGTACGAGGAACTTATGTCTATTTCTAATATAGACGATAAGACCAAGATCAAGAAGGTTAATGATGTCAAGAAGAAGGAAGACGTAGATGAAGGTGATAAGGTTAATACGGAGGAATAACGATGACGATCCAAGAAGCGTATCTAAGGTCTTTGCAGAAGAACGAGCAGAATCTCGCCAATGGCGGGATTAAGCTTGATCCCGGGAGGTTCGTGCTTTTGTTCAACGAGGCTCAGGATAGGTTGATAAGATACTATCTTAATAGGAAGGATGATGAGACCATCCGATCTATACAAACTCTTCTGGTATACTGGAAATCGCTTAATAAGATCAATCATATTGATGACCCCGAATCGACATCATTCGGTCTTCCTGATGATTATTTATGGTTCTCAAATATAAAAGGAGCGTTTTCTTATAACGGATGTGAGGTTGGAGATTTTGTCATGTGGGAGGCTAAGAACGAGAATGTTCATGAGCTTCTTGGGGATGATAACAATAGGCCTTCTTTTGACTATCGGGAAACGTTCTACACCATAGGTGACGGGAAGGTCGTGGTGTATGAGGACGGCTTTCGTACAGACGAGGTCAGGATGACCTACTACCGGAATCCGGTACGGGTGGATCTGGCCGGGTACATCAACGCCGCCGGTGAGCGGTCCACGGACATCGACCCTGAGCTGCCCGATCCTTTGGTGGAGGAGATTTTGGATATGGTCGCCAAGCAATTCAACCTTAACGAGAATGAGTTGCAGAGGTATCGGTTTGATAAGGATAATGTGGCTTCTTTTAGATAAACACCGTTAGTTTGATCATTAAGCCTACTCGGAAACGGGTAGGCTTTTTGTTTTACATAAAATGTAAACATCATATTATGTCGTATACTCACGACCTCATTTTATTGCGGTGATGTTGTTTATGATTATGTTTGCGTTAGGTAAATGATTTTTAAATTAAAATATTGATAATATGTTGCACAGACCGCAAGACAGGGTACTTTTCGTATCCCCACACGCTAAGATGGTGGATGTTGATTCCATCTTATTAAAGGAAGGACAGATCGGTATTTACGATACTAAAGATACTTCCGAGAACGGTTGTAAGGCCGTGATTGATTTTACCGGTAAGCCTCGTAATGATAAGCGTTATGAGATCCGTATCGGTCGTAATGAACAAGCGGCTTCCCGCTCTATATATGACAAGGATTTTTCCACGCCTTTGTTCTCGTTGAATGAGATCACCGAGATTTACGCTTCCTGGCCGAAGAAGGATCACGCTTATGTCGATGACGTTATCTTAGGATACAATGGTGTCTCTGACGACACGGCTTTCTCCGTTTCCAAGGGCGACCGTATCGTTATCCGCTTGATTCTCGCCGGCAGGGCTTTCGAGCTTCTTGGCTACGAGGGAGGTCGTGTTGAGATCTTTGACGCTATCCTCTTGGATGATTGCGACAATACCCCTAATCAATGCGAGGAATGTGATCCTTGCGAGGAGGTTGATTTGTTACCCGCCGTATTGAAGTGTATCGAGCGGATGAAGAACCAACCTATTGCCGGTGGTGGTAAATTATCCGATTATATTGATATCATTCCGGTTACAAGATGTACTAATGAGGCTACTGAGCCTGAGACGGAGGATGTCAATTTCTATTGCATGGAGGTATGCGATACTGGTGATGATCTGGCATTAGCTGAGGTTCGCGCTCAATATCCAGGATTGAAGATCGTACGTGAGACTATCGAGGGTAGCATGTCACGTTATAAGGTGATGAAGAAAGGCGCTAAACCGGCTGATTATACTCAACGTCTGATCTCTATCATGAAAGGATGTACGGATTGTCCTCCTAACTATACCGAGGTTAAGGGCGGCTATCTGTATTCTATTTCCTTGGAGGATGACGGTGTTGATATGTCTACTACGGTGGAGTCATTGCCTAACGTTGTAGCCGATACGGTTAACAAAATGAGTCAGATCAAGGGATCAGGTTTGTATATTGCCGCTACTTCCAAGAAATTGACGGATGAGGAGATCTCTACTTTCGTGGAGGCCAATCCTACGGCTATTATCTACTATGTGGCTAAGACATCCGATATATGTGAGAATCCTACGGTTCGTACCGCTTCTTGGTCAGCTTGTGGTTCTTGCAAGGTATCCACCGAGAAGTATTATATCACGATCCCGGATGATGAGTGCGGGAACAGTGCTTTGGAGGAAATCAAACAGGCTTTCCCGGAACTGGAGATCACTGACTACGGTACTCCTGCGGCTTGCCAGCATAGCTTCCAGACAACGGTATATACTAACATGTTGTGTGATGAATGCGACAAGGTGTTCGAGGGATTCTTCACCAGCGAGGCTCCGGCGTCCTACCGCAACCGTATGTGGAAGAAATTGGAGTCGGCTCAGGAACTTGGCACTAACTGCAAGTGCGGTATCCGTTTCCGTGGCAAGGAAATGTTATTATCTCCGTCAGAGTGCTTGATGGATAAAATGACTTATGTAGAGGATAGCGTTGAGATCGTTGGCGCTAGCGGAGGTTATCCTGATTCTCTTGACGAGGGGTCTCCTATCTGGTGGGATCAACTTAATTTCGAGAGACTGTCCAGCAAAGCACCACGTACTCATGTCGGCGGTAATATGATGGATGACGAGTTGAAGGGTTACGCTCATTTCAACGGTTTCCCGAAACATCAGGATTTCATGGGACGGACATTCATGAACGAATACAGCCGTGTTGAACAAACAGCCCAATACGTGGACTTCCAGATCACGATTAATCCTCATAGATACGCTCAGGGATTCGGAAAAGTTATCGCCGATGATCCGGTTAATCTGATCTTACGTGTACGCTATGGCGCTCATGAGGGTGTTCAGGAGATGATCAATATGATCGGTGCTGCCGCTGGTCTTGGTCCGGCCATCGTAACTGAGCCGAAATAAAGAACCTTTTTTGCGTTCATATATTTCCTAAAGGGGAGAGATTCAATTCTTTCCCCTTTTTTTATTACCTTTGAAGCATAAGAATTAAAATGTTGTAATATGTCAGCTATTAATGAGTATCTAAAGAGACTGGCTTCTATATTCGGAAGCATGGGTTTCTCCGTTCCGCCAGATGACTTCTCAGGTGTTGTTATAGACGGAAAGACGTATCCGGTCATGATGAGGAATGACGGGTGTTACGTGTACTTCGATGATAAAGGAGTAAAGAGACTTGTAAGCGAGGTTCCTAAAAAGGACTATCAGTTCATTAACATCAAGGACGCCCGTGTGTCGATCGTCAACCAATGTTATCGTACTCCGGGAGGTCAGGTAGAGGCTCGTATCCATACCTATATGAATAATAAGGGTGAGATATTGGCCGAGAAGATATTTATCATCAACTCTTCAGATGTTGATACGCCTATTGGTACGGAATTGGATAAGATTCCTGCCGAGTGGGTAGCTATAGATTGCAGCATAGCGGAGATGACCGATCGGGAGTTGATATTCGTAAGTAAATGTTACGCCACGGAAGGGGGCAAGGTCCAGATCGAGGGCGTTGAGTCGGTAGACCCCCGCCTGAACCCGGAGGTATCCCATTATGAGGTGGTAAATACGACTGACGATAGCAATCCTATCGGTACGGAGTATGATAAGATACCCGATACATGGAGTCGTATAGTATGTGATTTCCCGGACATGACCCAAAGGGAGATAATACCGGTGCTTAAATGCTTTGATACCGGAACCGGAAGGGTGCAGATAGAGGGATATAAGATATTTGATTACGAGATGGGTACCAGAAAGGAATGGTATCGCGTCAAGCAAAGTACCGATCCTGATAATCCGGTAGGTAAGTTTATCACCAGCATAAGCGATGACTGGGTTGAGGCTGTTTGCGACTTCACGGATATGGAGGACCGGGATATTGAGGTAACTGTAGAATGTTATAAGACACCGGCCGGTAAGGTGAAGCTGGAGGTTCTCACGTCATGGGACGGGAATATAGGAGTTAGGGATAAGAGCTATAAAGTCATGGAGACTACCGACCCGTCACAACCTGAGGGCGCCAGCTTCAGTTCCTTGCCAGATACGTGGGTAAGGACTGTCTGTGATTTCGACGATATGGAGGAGCGTGACATCCGGTCTTATGTCGAGTGTTATGACGGAGGCAATGGCAATGTCAAGCTTCGTAGGCTGGTTTCTTATGACTCCAAGATAAAGGCAAGATACGTCCGCTTCGAGGTGCTTGAATCGGATGACGCCGGCTTCGTTCCGGGGGCCGAACTGGCTACCCTCCCGGACGGATTCTCTTTGGTGTCTTGTGATTTCACGGATATGGAAGATAGGATGCCTATTGATATCGAGGAGTGTTACAAGACATCAGCCGGAAGCGTGCGTATGAGACATGTGGTGTCTTATGACGGTGATCTTGGGAAAAGAAACCAGTTCTGGGAGATTGTGGACTCGTCTGATAATAAGTATGGGCTAGGAAATAGGATAAATGATATCCCTGCGGATTTTATCCGTGAAAGGTGTGCTCTAGAAAGGTTGGATGATCGTATTACCAGAAATGCGGTAGAATGTTACTCGACACCGGGAGGATCGGTAAGGATTAAATCCACTTACGTTATCAACCCTTTAAATCATGTTAGGTCGTATAATCATCATGTATTGAGTTCTACAGACAATGATATCCATGTTGGTACTCAATATACCTCTTTGCCATCTAATTTCACTCGTATCGAATGCGAGGAGCCGGATTATATGGATCGACTTATAGATACCACTGAGACTTGTTATGATACCGGAAAGGGTACGGTGAAGATCAGGAGACAGGAGTCGTTGAACGGAAATCTGGATGTAAAGACTTTCGACTATAAGATCGTTGAGTCCACCGACACCGATCATCCTATCAATACTACCCCTACGCAGACGGTTATTAACGGCTGGACGGTTATCAGTTGTGATCTTAATATCATGGACGTGGATGATTGTTATGAGATCGGTGGTCATAAGATACATTTGAAGGGATTCAGGACAGTCAATCCGGCATTGCAGGATATTAAGTCCAAGTTATACGTCGTATATTCCGATCATCCTGATTATAATGTAGGTGATGAGCTTACCTCCATACCTGATGGAGCTAAGGTAACGATCTGCGATTACGCGGATAAGAGCCAAAGACATATGGTTCCGGTGCGAGAGTGCTATGAGGTGGCCGATGGCCGGTTCTATGTGGAGGGGAGCCGGTTGATTGATAACAATATGGTCGTAGAGCGGACGTCGTTGATGGTGATGGAGTCATCCTCCCCGACCTACCCGGTAGGGACTACGCTGACCTCCATCCCCGATGGCGCTACTATCGTGGCTTGTTTATGTCAAACCTGTTAATATCAAGGCTATGGTTAAGGTATGTAATGATTATTATATGATTGACGCCCTAGCCGGCGGTGAGGTCATAAGGAAAAGGAAATATCGTCGTGAGAATACGATGATCGGATATAAGTGGTATGATTATAATGGGGTCGAGGTAACTGACCCCATTGAGATATCACGTCTTGACGGATTGGCTACTAAGCATCAACGTGTTGATGAGGCTTATGATGATTATGCCATTTTCATGTCGTCAACAAACTACGTTAACAGCGTTTCCGGTATACCTATGGATAAGCATATGGTTGTCGTTGAATGGAGACCGGATAGCGAGCAAGGTTTTGTCACCATGGCTCATAATGAGGGTCTTGACGGGGACAGCTATTATATAGTTGTTATCAATGCCGGAGATAAGCAGGCTACGATCTACACCCCCGTGGATCCTGAGGATCCAAAGGATGGGACTTCCCGTGCGGTTGATGGCGATAACGTTTCTGTTGGCGGATCATATGTCTCTATATCCCCCAAGCAAGTAGAGAGGATAAGGGTTACTTTCCGTGATGGTAAATGGTATTATGAGTTAGTCACAAAAACATATCCTAGTAATACCGGAGGCATTAAGATCGGGGATGTTGATTTTGTGACGTTCAGATATTTATGGGAATCAAGTTCCGGAAGGGACTTGGACACGATGACGGAAGCCCTTAATTCTAATGTTCCCACCATAGATAATCTTGCTGTAGGTTGGTCTGGTCCCGGAAATGGAGATAGCTCTGTTAGAGAAGTTCTTAAATGGGGTGGTGATAATACCGGTTCTGGTAAGGAATGTGTTTGGATGTCGGTGAAGGATTTAAGGGCTAAATATTATGATATCCTACCTGAAGAGACGTATTTCATGGCCTACGCTACATGGTTTGGATCTAAAGGTACGGGTAAATGTTCTTTTGAACTTGTTGGATACAAGGGAGGTACGATGAGCCAAGATGGATATAATTTCATCAATACCGGTGGATCTGTGGTGTATCAAAATACGTATGATTTTGTTTGTCATACCAGTAAGGGTTCATCTACGTATAAGACATCCTACGAGAAGGTGGCTTGTGTTACCTACAATAAGCTCACTAACGAGGTTTATATGTCCATCGGTGACGCTATAGATCAGGAGGATAATTATGATAAGTTAGAGCGAGAGACCAATAATATAAAGGAAAGACTTAGCGATGTCGAGAGCGAGTTGGCTGTCGTAAGACGTATAGCTGAGGGCAAGAACACGGCTAAGCTCCGTGTGGGGGACAGTTTCTGGATCAGGGAGCAGGAGGTACCTGATTATTGGTGGGATGGAACTCAGGCTTTAGAACAGGAAGGCCCGAAGGTTGATTTATCTCCTTATTATACGAAAGACGAGATTAATAATATTGTCAATGATATCAATCAGAAGATAGAGGATAAGAGTACGTCTATTATCTTCGATACTTATATCCAGATGAAGTCTTTCGTGGATGATCCAACTAACGCCGATAAGCTTAAGGAAGGTACCATCTTGTTGATACGACAGAAAAACGTACCTGATTATTATTACGATGGTGCTGGGATAGTTAAGATGGAGGCCGATGTAGAGCAATGTCTTTACGTTACTTTGGCTAACAAGCCTACGGAAAGCACTATAAGTTATACTCAAGATCGGGAGGTGACTAATTTCGCCCCGGGTGCTATAGCTAGATGGGTTGACGCTGATGGTAATAACGTTTTTTATAAGCTTGTAGAGATAGTAGGTGGTAAGGCTAAGTGGATTACGTTGATTGATACAAGATATGGTAATGTTACGTTGCAAAGCACTTATGACAAGAACTATGAGATCGTGAATATCGTATCTGGATCACGTTTACAAGCTATAAATAGCGATAAGGATGAGATCAAGTTCGTTAATAGCGCTACCGGTAATGTTACTGTCGTGTTTAACGCCACGGTATCAGGAGGAGCCAAGAAACTTACGAGCCTGTTGGCCGTGAACGAGGTGGTTCTTACACCGGGGGCGGCGGCATCCTTTACCCGTACCGGCGAGAACTTCACCCTCTCCGATCTTTTTGGCGTTACGATCTTCCCCGATCTGGCGGATGCCAATCGTGAGGGAGAGTGGGTTATGAGCGTAGGCATAACCGGAAAACCGATCCTTATGGAGGTAAAGGAGATGCGTAAGTGGGATGAGAGCATAACCAAGGAGCTTACGATAGATGAGCTTAACGAGAAGTTTCCTAACGTGGATATCGGATTCGCCGTCGTATGCAAGACCATCAACAAAGTATATGAGATGGTTAATGGATATAAGGAATGGGTGTCTTATGATATAACCTCAATAAATTAATGGTATGGCTTTTTTAGTAGGATACGACACGGTAGCGTCCTATGTCACGTTTATAGTGAATGAGGATAGATTCCCTTGTTTTGATGGTAAGGGTGCTGATTATATACCCGATCCGATAATATCACCGAATGCTTTTAATCGCAATCTTAGGTTCTCGACATCCAAACCGGGATTCGTGGATGTTGATTGGGGGGACGGGACAAAGGATCAATATCCTTTAGTTAAGATATCTAATGGTAGTTATAGGATTGTGTTCAGGTCTCTTGACATTGAGTATAAGAAGAATCCGGATGATACCGTATGGTGGTATAAGAAAGAGGATGGTTCACAATACATACCGGTCCCTCCACATAAGTATAGCGATATCAGGCGTAGGGAGGTTACGATGAGGTTCTCTAACGTAATTGATGGGGAATTTAATATGGATGGTATTGTCCTTCATGAGTTCCCTATAGCTAATCTTCCTGATATAACTTATTTTGCTGTGGTTAGATCCGTTTTAAAAAATGGTGATGTCCCATATGACAGGATAAGCAAGAGCGTTAATCTTCGTCATATACAGATGGGATCTTTTATTCATCCTGGTGTATGGAGTAATTGGCCAGAAGGTTTTTTAAATATGAAAGATCTGATGTATTTCGGATGCAATAGCGTTTTTAACTTTGGGGATGATCCTGATTCTAATTGGAGAAGATTCTCTGAATGGAAGAATCTTACTAATTTTAACTTCAACTGGTGTAATATTCCTTCTTATGATCCGGCTTTTAATTCTATCCCGGCAAAAGATATAAGAATTATAAGCGATCGGAATAATATACCTGTATTTGATGAGGTGGATAAGGTTGGAGATGATAAGACAGGCGTTACCTTTATGGGTGGTGGTAGCTCATGGAAACAAGATCTGGTAGGAGGTAAGTTGAATAAGATTCAGGACACGTATTGTAATTCAGGCACGGTGCCGGTAGATGATCTTCCGGATTGGTTGTATGAGGTAAGGGAATTTAGGATATGGACTTTGTATGATGGTAGATTTATAAGTACGCAGGAGAGGGCTGATACGTTCGTTAACACGTTTTATGATAAGATAATGTCGTGGAGTTATATAACGATGTCGCAGACGGCTTCTGACGGTAATAGGAATCAGTTTTATAAACTTACCTTAGATTTATATACTTCCGCAGTTCCTACCAACAAGAGACCATCTGGCGTTTATCAAGCCCCTGAGGGGTTTGTCAAGGGGGTTAGTAATGGTAATCCTACGACGCCTATGGAGAAGATATATGTGCTAAAAAATAACTACGCCTAGAGATGGACGATTAAACCAGAATAATATTATGAATATCAATATTTTAAAATTAAATTGGGGGGGGGATAAAATCCTATTTGCTTTATGATGAGAAGAAGGATGTTACCCAAAAGGAAGATAATAGAGGTATTCGAGGAGCTATCTCCTCAGGATAATGGATATTGGGCGGTTCCTGATGGGGTCTATGAGGTTGAGTTCGCGTTGGTCGCCGGAGGTCTTAATGGAGAATATTCCGATGTATATAATGCCGGGAGTGGCGGTAACGGAGGTGGTGTACTGACTAGGACTATATCCGTAAATCCAGGTGTTACATATAGGGTGGTTGTCGGAGATATAGGTGGTGATAGTATATTCGGTATATATCAGGCTATTGCCGGTAAAGGTGGAAGAGGCGGATATGGAGTTAAAGGGGATGGTTATGATCCTTCCCCGGGAAATCCAGGGCGAGATGGATCATATGTTTTTAACAACAAATATCCTGACCGATATCCTTATCCTATGGGCGCTGGTGGTGGATCGGGAGCTTATACAAGAGGATGGAGTATGGGCTTTTTATCTGGAGGTAAAGGTGGCAATCACGGAGGAGGTGATGGGGCTGGAGCTAAGGATGTTGAGGGCGTTATTAATGGCGAAAATGGAGGTAATGCCACTTATTATGGTGGTGGTGGAGGAGGAGCCTCTAAAGCTTCTAGTAGTGGGGCTACGAGCGGTCGAGGAGGATCAGGTTATCGTGGTATTATTATTTTACATTATTTTAAAAATGGATAACATGAATAGAAATGATATTATAAAAGAACTAGGTTCGTATTTTGATATAGTGGAATTGGTATGTCCTCATACATATAATAAGTGGAAGGACAGATCGTGGCAGTTTCTTGATACAGCGTTTCTCCATAATCTTCTTATATTACGGAGGGATATAATTAAACAGCCTATGTATTGTAATAATTGGGACAAGCAGGGGCAGTTTTCCCAACGTGGTCTTAGATGCAACATCTGCCAGATAGTTAAGGATAAGAAAGATGTTTATCTATCCGCTCATGTGTTGGGTAAGGCTGGGGATTTCGATGTCAAGTCGATGACGGCGGAACAGGCTAGAGGCTTGATCTTGGATCATCAAGATATGTTACCATATCCTTTCCGGCTTGAAGGGAAGGTGGGTTGGTTGCATTTTGACAGCCTTGATACGAGGAACGGTATACACGCCGTGGTGTTTTAGGTACTTAACGGTATAGTGGTTAACTTTGCGTATAGGGTATAAAATGAAAGACAAAGACATGATAGAGCGAGTGGGGGCTTTATGGAATATAGCGCTTGCGTATGGTGCTTCTTGTTGGGCTTACTTCCAGCCAGTGCATCATTTATTGACTGTATTACTTATAGTATTAATAGCGAATTTTTTGGCTAGGTTAGCGCAAAGCGTAAGGGGCTGGAAGCTCCGTAGAAGCCGTAGGAGGAGGTTTAGTTTCAAGAGATGGTTTAGGGAGGTCAGGTTTACTGATATTCTTAAGGAGTTCGCTTTGTCTTGTTTTATAGTAATGACATTATGTGTTATATATAAGACGTTATACCCGATCGAGGAGGAGGCTAGCATGATACTTACCGTTACCAAATATGGGGTGTATATAGCCCTTGTTGGATATGTGATGCTTTTCCTGAATACGATAGGGGATGCTTTCGCTGACGCTTATTTGGTTAAGGTATTCAAGGCCGTGTTTAAGAGGATAAACGTATTCAAGATGTTTAGTTTTTCCAAGAACATACCTGACGAGACGTTTGACGATATAAAGAAGATTGCTGATGATGAGGTTAAGGATAAGTCTTAGGGCGATTTTTTGTTTAGGTCTGTCGCTGTCCCTGTCCTCTTGCGGAAGCAGGAGGCAGGTTAGCGAAACATCTATTGATAGCCGGTTGATCAGCAGGATAGAGACGATGATAGATGAGGTCATGGATCGGAGGATCGTAGAGATCAAGACATCTGATCTTAATGCTGATATCGTTATAACTGAGAGGAAATTCGATACGGATAAGGATATTGATCCCGCCACGGGAGAGCGGCCGGTATCGTCCGTGACTGACGCCCATATCGTCATTGGCCGGCGGGACAGCACGGTGACAGCCGATTCCCTTGGAGTTAATAAGACAAGGAATGATATAAAGGATCTGGATAATAAGACAAATATCAAATCTAAGGACGTAGATGATAGGAAGGAATCAAGATGGCCTATAGTGTGGATAGTAGCTGGTATCTTGATGATATTGTTGGTATTGGTGTATATATTGAAGAAGACAAAGATTTTGTAATTATATATCATAAAAAAAGGGCTATGATCTCTCACCGCCCCTTCTCTAATTAGTTTTTAAAGGATATGCAAATAGCATAGAGGTCAGTCCCGGATTCGAACCGAGGTATATGGTTTTGCAGACCACCGACTAAACCACTCATCCAACCGACCATGGCGCAAATGTATACATTCTTTTTGATAATATATTCATGTGGTACTATTTTTTGAATCTATTTTTTAAGATTCGTCTTTATAGTTATCTTTGTGAAAAAGAAATACGAATGAATCAGATCAATATCATACCGAAGATAATTCATGATAAGTTCGCCGCTAGGATTATCATGGATGATTACGATATAGAGAAACCTATCGTTATTACTGTCGTGGCTAGACGTAACGATGGTGAGTATAATACCCAGATATTGACATACCCGACATCGGGCGTTGATTATGAGGGTAATGTAAGGATGGTGTTTTTCGATGTTGCTAGGTCTCATGTTTGCCAGATAACATCGGTGTTTATCAACGGTCATGAGATCAAGACATATTATACCGATATCCCGGATCTTGATATGCAAGCTCGTTATGACGATAGCTTGTGCCGGTACGATAAGAAGGTTAATATGAATGATATTAGGCTGTCGTTTCAGGTGCTAGAGACACGTGATCCCAAGGTGCTTCAGGTATTGGATGAGTCCGAGTGGGGGCTGCTGGAGGATAGGAAGGCGATCATCGAGATCACTACGCCGGGCATGTCTGACCCCGTTACGTTGTTTCTTGGCAAGAATCAGGTCAATACCTTTACCAGTTTAACACTAGGTCTCAATTGCTTTAATTACGATGATTGTAATGTCAAATACCTTGACCTCCCAGACGGTATATATGATATCAAGATCATAGGTAGCCCTTCCACTTACAATTTTAGTCGCAAGTATCTTAAGACGGATCTTATACGCAGGCGTCTTGATCGGCTATGGATTAAGACTGATATCCTATGCGAGGACAAGGATAAGGATCTTATAAATAAGATACAGGAGATGGAGATACTTATGGTCGTAGCGGAGGCTAACGTTAGGTTGGACAATATAGAGGCGGCTCATGAGATCATTGATCGTGTCGGAGAGCTTCTTGAGATGGCTACCAATTGCGTGGATTGTTAAACATAAAAATATTTAGTCGTGGGTTGTAATACTTGTAGGGAAAAGGCATTAAGGGCCGAGAGAGAAAGAATTGAGAGAAGTATGATGAATCATTCTTCTTCTACCGTTGTTAGCGATAGGGAATATGCTTCTAGAAGCACCGCTGGATGTATGGTTATGCAAGATCCGTTGCAGACCATGGAGCGTGACGTGGTTAGTATATATAGGCAAGTTCGTACCAAGGGTGATGGCGTTGGTGTATCTTATCTTAATATGCAGAAAAAGATCCGTGAGTGGATCAAGAATCTGCCGTATGGATGCCCGCCTGACGAGGAGGTACAGGAAATGAGAAAGGAGATTCTGGATGGGCGCTCAAAGCATATCAAACCTTGATAGGATAGATCTATGTAAGGTCGTAGACGAATGGCTGTCCTGCCAATGGGGTAGATATATGAGATACCATAGGTATAGGATCGGGAATAAGCCCGATATATCCTATTGGGGCAAGATAATTCGTCTGCAAAGGTCATTATGTGATAATGATTGCGGGTTATGCCCGGATGAGGTGAGATCGTTAAAGGAACGTGTTAATAAGTTACTGGCATGAAAAAATACAGTTGTTTACATATAACTCCGTCCACTTGCGTACCTTATGAGGGTGATCTACCAGAGTGGTCAAAGCATAAGGACTCTGATGAGTGTGTTATGATCTCTGATGTGATAGAGGAGATATATGACGAGCTTACCCGTATCAGGGAGGCTATAGATGTCCGGGATCTTGGTGAGTCTTGCGTGAAGGTAAGTGGCGATAAGACTGTAGCTAAAATCCTTTACGCTATTGAGGATAAGATTTGCAATGGGTAATTAATGTCCTGATTTTAGGATATTAAAAATAGCCAATCGGTTTGTGTTTATCATTTCGATTGGCTATTTTTGTATGTCCACTGACTCTCACGAGGGAGTGGACATAAAGTAATTAATTATTAACTTCAAAATTAGATTAAAAAATGAAGACGGTAAATGTTTTGACAAGAAAAATGGGTGATTTTAACGTTTTTCAAAGAACTAGTGATGGTTATTTTGATGCCAACAGTTTACTTAAGCAATGGAATGATAATCCCGATAGCACGAGAAGACGGCTTGATGATTTTATGAATAGTGGTAGAACTAAGGAATTTATTAGTGCTTTATCTGAAGATGAAAGCCATAGGAGAAAAATCGACATTGGTGATAATCAATTAGTTATAAAAGTAAAAGGTAAGACAACTAAGCATGGTAAAACTCCTGATAAGGTGTGGATGCATCCTCTGTTGTTTATAAAATTTGCCATGTGGATAAATCCTAGATTCGAAGTTCAGGTGTTGAGATTTGTACATGATCAACTTATAGATTACAGGGATAAGGCTGGTGATGCTTACAAGAGGATGTCTTCCGCTTTATCTAAAATAATTGAATCTTCAAGACTAAGAGATAAAATACAAGATTTGGCCAGATCCGTAAATATTATTGTCTATGGCCTTCATGAGACTATGATAAGAAACTCTGTTGGCGAGGAGGCCAAGGCTAAAGAATTGATGGAGCTGGAGATTGATATAGCCAAGATGATTGAGTTTGGATATATAACTACCGAGGAGCAATTAAGAGATTATCTATATAAGGTTTTGAGAAGCAAAAAGGCTCTTCCTTTGTAATTTGATTTTAAATTGTATCTTTGTGACAAAGTGAATGACAATGGTATACGGTAACAAAGAAATAGTTCGGACGTTCACCAAAAACAACCCGCCTGCCGGGTACGTGGGCGGCTCTGTTGACTACCGGGTCCCGGCCAACGTCTATTTTGGCGATACGCAGGAGGAGGCTGACAGCAAGGCTGAGGATGATATCAACGCCAATGGTCAGGACTACGCCAACACATATGCCGACATAATACCGTCCGTATGGTATAATGATCAGGTATGCGATGAGTTTATTAAGAACAATTGCGTAAGCGGTAAGGGATCCAAGGAGCAGGTATGTATAGAGGAAGGTAGGTTTGTCTCTTACGTATCCAAGAAAGATGCCAATGATAAGGCTAGGGTGGAGCTTGGACGGATCGGGCAGGGGGAGGCCAACTCCGTCGGGGCTTGCTGCGAGGACTGGGCCTCACAGCCTTTTCGTGGCTTGTTTTACAAGAACGATTGCGAGGCTGGCACATCAGGCAAGGAAGGTATTGTATATGAATTACCAGCCGGAGCTGTCATATCCGATATCTCCCAGATAGACGCCGATACGTTAGCCTATAGGAAGTTCATGAAAGAAGGTCAGGAGAAGGCTAATGCCGAGGGTAGTTGCTCACCTGTATTCTATAATACTATGATCGGTGATTGGTTCGAGAAGATATGTCCATTCGGATATAAGTCCGGTAAAGTATATTACTCTATCAAAGCCAACAGGTTTAGGTCATGGATATCGGTTGAGGACGCCAATGCCAAAGCCCGTGAGGTTTTGATGGTAGAGGGACAGGAACATGCTGACCTTAATCTTGAGTGCGAGAAATGGATTGAGAATATCGATCAAGAAGATCAGTGTTATTGGTGATAATGCGTTTGTGTTTTCCATAATGTTAGATTAGTGTTTTGGAGGTAGAGGCTTATGGTCTCTACCTCTTATTGTTTCATACGTCTTGTTGTCTTATAATCAAACCAAATAAGTATCTTTGCTAAAAACATTAATATTATTAATATGTGTAATACAGGTGGTTGTTGTCATGATCATTCACGGGAGCGTCCCGAGGAGTGTTGTCATGGCGTTAAGATAGATAGGTTTCTTAACAAATGTTATGATGATCCTTGTGATCCTTGCGATCGGGATTGTCAGGACGAACCTTGTGTTGGTTATGGATGTCCTATAACCTTGTATGATAAATGCGTCTTGTACTCAGGCGATGAGTTGGTAGCGGATGGCATAGAGAAAGGTGCTGATATCTCTGTCGTTATAGACTCATTGAGGCGTATTATAGCGTCTAGGGATAAGCAGATAGATTTATGCCATCGTGAGGTTCTGGATTTGAAGAGGATTATAAACGAGCTTGTCAACGCCGGTGGTAGCGGCGGGGATAGCGGAACTGAAGAGGAGGTTTGGTGATGAACGGTTGCAACAAAAAACAATACAGACCTACTGTAGACGACACGAAAGTACCGTGCCCTACGTACATGAGTACCGATTGTATTTACCCCGGTGATAAGGTACGTGTGGAATCATTGGGATTATCCCCTAATTGCGATATGTCCGATACCCTTAACGCTATGATAAAGGCTATACGGGATAGGGATGCCGAGATACTTGAATTAAGAAGAATGATCAACAAATTGATTTGATATGAGAAGTAATTGTAATCCATGTAAGCCGGAATATAGACCTGGGGACGAGTGTAGTATCTACAGTTCCCAGATCGTATATGACGGTCAGTCGTTCCCTGAGGCGGATATCAGGAACGGTGATAGCATGAATAGCGTAATCGAGTCTCTGGTAAGGAAGCTGGTTGCCGTATCTGGCGCCACGGCGTCCATCCAGCGTGACTCGTTCAAGGGCGTTCAAGCTGTCAGATTAAGATACGAGCCGTTGAATGTGCTCAGTGTTACCTATTGTGGTACTATCGTCCCTAATGATGGATATGTCGTTTCTGGCAGGTCCGTTAAGTTTAAGAAGAAATATTGCATGGGTGATGAGTTCACTGATGTTAATATCGTATATACTACATTGAATAGTAATATTTTAAATACCTCATGTTATGGCTAAGAGAGTGTACGATACGGTCTTGGCTTCCGAGTGCGATGGCTGGGTATGTGGTGAGACCCTCAAGAAGGGATCTCTCCCCGTGGACAGGTTAGAACTTGATTCTTTTTCAGAGGCTGTCAGGGAGCTTATAGAACGGTTTTTCGAGGAGGGATGGTTGCCAGATATGATCTGTGATCTTGGTTGTGGTGGCGCCAGCGTGTTTGAGATTAAGCCTACTAACTTCGAGTATCCTCCTGAGGGTGGTGAGCAGATTCTGGAGATTATCGTAGGTAAGAGTGATAAATGGACTATAACGCAAGCGGAGTGATATGACTAGTAATTTAAAAGATATTCTTGCCAAGATCGAGCAAGGCTCCTCATGGGTGTCCTACGACAAGATTTCCGGTACCGGTCCCGACAAGGTGGCTATCAAGGTAGAGCCGGGATGGATGGGTAGGTTGCCTAGGGAGACTTACGTGGCGGTCGAGAAAGGCAAGGTTACGAAACTCGCTACTATAACCCAGAAGGGTATAGAGCGGGTAAGCGTGGATCCTACCAGTATCATGTTCGACATGGAGGGCGGGACGGCGACCATCAACGCCAAGCTCAACTCCGCCTCAGTCAAGGCTTCCTGCCTTACCCTTGGTGGCTCGGTGAGCAAGTCCTATATAGTATCCATGAACGTGAACGGCTTATCCATGAAAGTCCCGGAAGAGGATAGCAGGTATATAGTGTATGCCGATCCTGAGGATCCCGGAGCCACTGATTTGTATGAGGCTAGCTTTGTCATAGCTATGCCTAAGAATATGGATAACGAACAGCATCATGAGATGTTTGTCTTGAACGGTAAGGTTGTTAATATCAATCAACAGCCTAATGATATACCTTATATCATACTTGATCATGACTTCGATAACGTGACTAGCGAGAACGGTCAGGTTGTCATCGATATCAAGTCCAATACCGAGTATGATATCGAGCTGGTATGTTGCACTTGCGGTGATGGTAGTGAGCCGGAACCGGAACCACCCTTCAACGTGGATCCGCAAAGGTTGACGCTTAATAAGGATGGTGATACCCAAATCGTGAGGGTAGAGGCCGGAGATGATGTTTCATGGAGAATAACTGAAGGATAATATGGCAAGGGAAATAGATAAGAATTGTGTCGAGGGTAATTGCTTTGCCATTAACGACAAGAGCCATGGGGTAGGCGATAATAAGCTTAATATCGTATACAAGGCTAATTATACCGGTCAGATCTGTACGGCTAAGTTCCGTATAACGTCAAAGGACGGTAATATTGTCAAGGAGTATATGATAGCTCAGGACGCCAAGCCCGTTTATTATAATATCAAGATGGTTCAGCCGTTCACCAAGGACGACTGTCTGGCCAACCAGCATGGATCGGTGGTGTTGTATACGGTCGAGGAAAGGACTTACAAGTCGTTTATCTCGCAGGAGGACGCAGACGCCAAGGCTATGGAGGATATAGCCCTGAACGGTCAGAAATACGCCAACGAGCATGGTGAGTGTATAACCGATATCTGGTATAACGAGGAGCAGAGAAAGACGTTTATACGTAATAATTGCGATAAGTTCAGTGACGGTCAGGAATATGTTTATATCATTCCTGAGGGCAAGTACGTATCTTCCATCTCTCAGGAGGACGCCGATAGGAAGGCTCTTGAGGATATTGAGAAGAACGGTCAACAACAAGCCAATTTGGAGGGTGAGTGTAAGCCTAAGGAGAATATCTATTATGGTAAGTTTAGTAAGACCTTTACCCGTAACAATTGTGACTCCACCCAATACGGTACTGATGTGGTTGTCGATGAGACGATGGTTATAGGGGACTTCAGATCCATCGTGTCTCAGGAAGACGCTAATAGCCTAGCCCAAGCCGCTGTCGAGGCTCAAGGTCAGGATATAGCGAATATCAAGGGTAACTGTGAGAAGATACCGGTATTTACCGGATCGTACTCCAAGGTATTCCAGAGAACCAACTGCCCTGAGGGTTCTACTCCTGTTGACTTCACTGTGGACGAGAAGATGTGTTCTGGATATCCGTTCACTTCTACGGTATCGCAGGATGCCGCCAACAAGCTGGCGCAGGACGCTGTCGAGGCGCAAGGTCAGGCTATCACCAACGAGCGTGGCGACTGTCAGACTAACGTCTACTATAACGTAAGGATGGAGAAGACAGTCACTAGAAACAATTGCGATGAGTTCCATATCGGTCAACCTTATACTTATGTTGTAGCCGCTGGTAAGTACTTCTCTATTATCTCTCAGGAGGATGCTGACAATAAGGCTAAGGCCGATCTTGAGGCTAACGCCCAGCAACAAGCCAACCTAGAAGGTGAGTGTAAGGAGAAGACGATCTACTACGGTAGGTATAATAAGGAGTTCACTCGTAATAACTGTGATGAGACCCAATACGGCACCAAGGTTGTCGTGGATGAGACTATGGTGACAGGAGATTTCAGGTCTACCGTATCTCAGGAAGACGCCAACAATAAGGCTAAGGCCGCCGTCGAGGCTCAAGGTCAGGATGTGGCTAACGTGAAAGGTAAGTGCGAGAAGGTGCCTGTATATACCGGTACTTATACACGTACGTTTACCCGTAACAATTGTGGTGCTGGCACTGGTGGTACTTATACGGTAAATGATAGGATGGTTGACGGTTATCCGTTCACGTCTACCGTATCACAGGAGGATGCAAACAACAAGGCCAAGACCGCCGTTGACGCCCAAGGACAGGCTCTTGCCAATATCCACGCCCTTTGTACGTACACCGGCCGTGCTTCCTTGGAGTTCACGAGAAACAACTGTGGTGAGTGTAAGATCGGATCTAAGGTGACGATTACCCAAGATATGGTAGAAGGACACCCATTCCAGTCTAACGACTCCCAGGCCGCCGCTGACGCTATGGCTATGACCGCCGTACAGGCTCAAGGACAGGCTTTGGCTAATACCAAGGGTACTTGTTCTGACGCTACTATGTATACCGGTAAGGCTAGCTTCGAGTTCACGAAGAGCAATTGTGGCGCTAATCAGGTAGGAGATCCGTTCACCGTGACACAAGATATGGTGGAAGGTCATCCGTTCCAGTCTTGTGTATCACAGGATGAGGCTAACTTAGTCGCTATGGCCGCTGTCATGAATCAAGGTCAGAAGATCGCCGATGAGCGTGGTACTTGCCATGAGGCTCCTAAGTACACCGGTCATTATAGCGAGGCGTTTGAGAAGAATAATTGTCCGTCTGGTCTTATCCCGTCTTCAGTTACCGTTACTGAGGCTGACGTGACCGGAGGTCCGTTCTACTCATACGAGAGCCAGTTCGCCGCCGATGAGCTTGCCAAGGCCGCTGTCAAGGCGCAAGGTCAGGCTATAGCCAACGATCGTGGTACTTGCGACGAACTGAAGATATATGTAGGTAATTATAGCAAGGAGTTCACTCCTAAGTGTCCTACTTGTCAGTATGCAGATCCTATCACCGTAACCCCGGATCTTATGGGTCAGTTCTTTACCTCAACCCGTTCTCAGGAAGAGGCAGACGCTTTGGCTAAGGCCTATATCGACAGAATGGGTCAGGCGTTCGTCAACAAGAACTATGATGATACGTGCCATACGAAGACCGAGCAACCGGTATGGGAGACTATAGAGACCGTATGTAAGGACTGTATCTCTCAATTACATCAACGTAACACCAATACCTGTTATACTGATCCTGATAATCAAGAGCGGTATATAGCTGGTGGTAATAATACATGTTTCTGGTTTGGTACGGCATCCAAGGCCTTTACCCGTCAATGTGCGGATGGTGGAGTTGGAAGCTCTGTTACCGTAACTCAGAATGATGTTACGGATCCAAGTCCTAGCTCTGATGGTAAGTTTAAGTCATGTGTATCCCAAGCTGACGCTAACGCCAAGGCATTGGCCGCCGTGAACTCTCAGGGTCAGGCCGTGGCCAACTCGAAGGGTACTTGTACTTGGACAGGAAGCTATACCGGTCAGGTTCAGAAGAACAATTGCGCTGATGGCGGCGTAGGCGACATGGTATCCGTAAGTAGCGACAGGCTGCCGGGACATCCGTATACCTCCAACATATCTTTGGCTGACGCTAATAAGAAGGCCGAGAATGCTGTTCGTGGAGCCGATGGACAGAACTACGCCAATAAGAACGGTGGATGTACTTGGACTTACGTGGCAAGCCGTGACTTCTATAAGAACAATTGCGCCGGAAGCGGGGTTGGTCAGAGAATAACGGTGACCTCTACGCAAGCCAACGGCGGTACGCCTATCACCAGCAAGGTTTCTTTGGCTGATGCCAGAAGCAAGGCCGAGCAGATCTTAGACCAGAAGGGACAGGATTACGCTAACCAACATGGAACTTGTGTATGGACCGGTACTGGAAGCGCTACATTTTATAAGGATAATTGTGGTACATGTAAACATGGTGTCGCTCTATCCGTTCCTTATAGCGCCTTAGGGTTGTCAGCGTTGACATCTACCGTATCTCAGGCGGATGCCGACAGCAAGGTTCAAAACGCTTTCAAGAATGATACGGCGACTAAGACCGCCGCTCAAGCTTACGCTAATAAGAATGGTGATTGCGCCGATGACGATGATACCCCATCTTATGATGATTGGAGTTACTATTGTAGTGGATGCGATTATCGTAGGAGTAGGAATCAGACCAATCCTTGCTCTTCAGCCCCAAATCAAGATGAGTTGGTTGAGTCCGATTCGAGATCTTGTGGATGCGGGTGTGATAATACATATCATATGGATAATAGCAGGTGTAATAATGGTAATAGCGAGGAGCATTATTCTAGCGAGTGCGATCCTACAGGATATTGGCAGAATGGTGGTAAACATTGCTGTAATCCATATGACTACACTGTCTATACCAATGAGGTATGTAAGGGATGTTCGGGCGAATGCGGTGATGTATGTGTTCCTGATAGCCCTATTAAGGTGGTTAGCGCTGGTGAATTTTGTGCTTCTTCATCGAATCTGGCTAGTGAACAAGCTTATAACAAGTATAAAGAGTACAAGAATGCATTACAAAATTCAGTTGATGCTAGAATATGTCCTTCTAAGGTTGGCAATGATGACCGATGGGGAAATGTCAAGGCTACGAACTGTCCTAGCAACTGTACTCCTAAGACTATCAGTTATAAGCAAATCGCTGGTAAATATGAGGCCTGCACCAAGGACGAGGCAAACAGGATAGCCGACAGCAACCTACAGTCAGACGGTATCTCTTACGCTAATGGCTTGGCGCAGGCGGATAGATGTGATTGCATGGAGCCAACAAAGACGTGGAGCGCTTACGCTATGCTGAGCGGTGATCCTTGTAATGGTCTGCCTGGTTCTACATCTGTATTAAGGTGCTCCTATGAAGTGTCTTACAATAATCAATGTGGATCATCTAAATCAATAACTGTAACTGTTACTGGCAGGAATGATAATGGGCAAACTGTTACGGCTGGAAGTACTTCCGTAAGTATACCTACTGGGTCTGGTAAAAAAACTGGTGTCATAGGTTTTAATCCAGGAGTACAATGTGGGTCTATAAGTGTTTCTGGGGGAGGATCTGGGAACTGTTAAGATCCTGATATGTAATGGAAAAGGAGAGGCTAATAAGTCTCTCCTTTTTATTAAAAACCATAACAGCAGTGATTGTCAACAATTACCTGAATCATGACCAGAGATTGTTACACCTCCACATACCACTTCTCGGCTAAAATATACACTTCCACTCTTGGTCCCGGATCCTGCGGGAATTGTAAAGCTAGCGCTATTGACCTGCTCTTCTCCGTTTTGTGTATATCCTATACCACTCACAGACCCAGATATAGATCTACCACATTGATTATTATACGTAATCGTAAATCCTCTTGATGTGACAAGTTGCTCATGACTCATGCAATCATTATTCATAGATACAGACCATGACCACGTCTTTGTTGGCTCCATGCAATCGCACTCCATAGCGTTGGCTTTTTCCTGCGCTAGTCTTTGTGTGTCAGCCTGTGCCGCGGCGGTAAGTTGGTAGTTTCATCAACCTTGTTTATTCTATTTTCGATAGAAATGACTAATATTGTATCACCAACATTAAAAAAGTAAGATTATGGTATGTGCTAAGAAAAAGAAGATGGCAGAAGGAGGCAAAGTCTCCGAGAAAAAGAAACCTCAACTGAAATGTGGAGGCAAGGTTAAGAAAAAGAAGTAATAACCGGAGGGGTATATCCCCTCCTTAGTATTTCATGCATGAAAAATTCAGAATTTGTATCTAGGATCATGAATGACATGAACTCCATCAATAAGGACGCTCATGTCAGTAGAAGATGGATATTGTCCATAGGCAGGCAAAAAGCAAGGTCTTATATAGCCCAGAAGTATGCTGATGGAACCTTGTTCGGCGAGGAATCGCTGTATACTCATATTAATTGCATGGAAATGGAGAGGGTTCGTAAGGTAGATTGTTGCTTTGATGAGTTTAAGTTATGCAGGATACTTATGAGATCCAAGAAAAGATTGCCCGATATGATATATACCCGTATAGGTCCGGCTATCATCAAAGTATCAAATATCATGGATGATATTATATTTACCTCCATATCGTTAAGAAAATACGCTAACAACAAGGAACGTAAATACGGGAATATAGATCAATACTATTATTATGTCAATGATGGATATATCTATATACCAGATATTAACATAGAGGCTATAAATGTTGATCTTATAACTCTCGACAGAAAAGCGGCGTTAGAGCTAGGGGGATGTGGAGCTGAAAAAGATAAGCCATGTACATCTCAATGGGATTATGATTTCATATGCCCAGACAAACTTCTTGAATATGTGGTTTCCGAAACATTAAGGGAAACTGTAACCAAATTGCAGATCCCTACGGATGAGAACCCGGATATGGATATTAATAAGAAAACACAAAAAATTCAATAACATGAATCTAATAAGATCAATAATCAATTTCTTTGGTTTCAATGACGCCATAGTTGACGGTATAGGCGAAAGAGGGATGAGAGACAGCTCTATTATAAGATATAATGAGGTGCACGATATGTATGACAAGATTATAAAAGATCTGGGAGATATGTCGGCTTACGTATCCAAGGGTTATATCTATGATAAGATAAAGGAAAGAACGGGATTAAGTACCAGACATATTAGTAGGATATTAAATCATACTAAGAGAAAAGATCTTAGGTTTATATAAAAAGGAGAGGATAATCAACCTCTCCTTTTTGTTTTTAACAGTATCCACCTTGACTTGGATTAGATACATACATGCTTGTAGCATTGCTAACACAATCACTTCCGCCTGATATCGTTCCCGATCCGGATGGTATGGTGACTGTTTTAGAGGTAGAGAAATATTCTACATTTCCAGATGGTTCAAATCTAGTATAATACACATCAAATGATGCTGTTTTAGATTTACCACATGGATTATCATAACTTACGGATATACTTAAACATCGTCCATTAAAACTTCCGCTAGCGTAAGCGCTCCACGTCTTTGTTGGCTCCATGCAATCACATCTATCCGCCTGCGCCAAGCCATTAGCGTAAGAGATACCGTCTGACTGTAGGTTGCTGTCGGCTATCCTGTTTGCCTCGTCCTTGGTGCAGGCGGTGTATTTTTGTGTATAAATTTCTTGTATTAGGATGAAATCGTTATATTTGTGATATGAAAACAAAGTCATTTAAAATACTTGATCAATACTTTCTTCGATTCTATAGATCTATTATGTCTAAGAACGGGAAAAGGAGGAAGCATACGATCGTGGATAAGAATGATATCCTTGAGTGCCAGTCGTTGATCTGGAAAGTCATACGTGATAGGTATCTGGAGGATGAGGGTGGGGTTTATATAAACAACATCGGTTATCTGTGCCATAAGATAAATCCTAATCGTAAGATATATCTGAATAAGCTTACCGGTACTATTAACAGACGTGGAACTGGTGGATATTCTTATGTACATACGTGTATTGATTTTATGCCTCGGAACAAGTATTTCCATCTCTATATTTCTCCGGCGTTGAACAGGGAGTGTAGGTTGGCTATGGAATCAGGTAGGAGGTATAAGTTCTTGTACCGGGAGGTTGAGTCGGAGAGTAAGGTATTTGGAGTTAAATGGGTTTATAAGCTGTAGAAGTTTTTGTGATCCAGTTAGCCCGTGAGGGTAGACTAGATTTTTTTTGTATCAATGATTCAAATACATATCTTTGTGCAAAAGACTTGAATATGACTATAAAAGGGTTGTTGGCCGAGATCAAGGCCGATTTACATAAATACGATGATAGCGGGGCTATAGATACCTCGTCTGTTTATAGGTGGGCTGAGATCGCCTTGAAAAGGTTCGGGGGTGTTATAGCGGTCATGTCCGAGGCGGTTGTCAAGACCAGTAATAAACAGGCGGTATTGCCTTCCGATTTTTTCGACATGCTTGACGCCTATAGGTGTGAGCCTCTTGTCTGTGAGATTCCGGGCGGCGACAAGGCTAAGGCTGACCTCCAACACGAGATCGGCTGGGTCGAGCGCACCGAGCGTGGGTTCCGTTGGAACTCCTGCACCGAGTGCTGTAAGGAGGAGTTTGAGAAGACGATCACGGAGAGGATATATATCGGGTCTCACGAGGTTCGATTTCATTACCATCATCCCGTAAGGCTGTCTATAGGTCGAGGACTGAGGCGTGATTGCGCCGCCGACAAATATCGGGATAAGTACGATTGGGATAATTATGATATAACTATATCCGGCAATACTATGTATACAGGGTTTGATGGATTTATTTATATCATATATCGTGCTACGCCTAAGGACGATGACGGTCTTCCGTATATACCAGAAACGGCGTTAGGATACCTTGAGGATTATGTCGAGACGTATATCAAGATGAAGATCTTCGAGAATGCCGCCGTGAATGGCTTGATACAAGGCGCTGGTGACGCTTATAAATTATATGCTCAGCAGGAGCCGGGTAAGTTCGCTAGGGCTATGAAGGAGCTTAAGATGTCGATGATCACGTTAAATGATTATCGGGAGTTGGCTGAGGATAATAGGAGAAGGATGTTGTCTTATGAGCGTATGTGGCCCAACGCTTTTGATAAGTATATTAAAATGGTTTAACAAAATACGATGATATGGCTGATTGGATACATTTAGATAAGACAAGTGGTACTGGCCCTGCTGAGGTTAAGGTTACAGCTGATATTAATGAGACCGGCGAGATACGTCAGGTAACATACAAGGTTATAAAAGAGGGAACCAAGGAAGAGAAGACGTTCGTGTGCAGGCAGGAGTCCGTCCCGGTGGTGATCATCCCGGAGTTCGATTACCTTGTTCTTAGGTATATCTGGGCTGACGAGGACGGCATTGACTTTGATACGGCAACTGGTTTCGATAACACCGGCCTCCCGGACGTGGACGGCAAGCTGGTTGGTTGGAGTAAACAGTACCAGACCACGCAGGAACGGGTAGGTGATTATCTTATCCACGGTGGTGATAATATGGAATCAGGTAATGAGGCCGCTTTGATCCAGATGGGGCCGTTGTTGGATGGCGATAATTACGATAAATTACCTCTTGAGATCAGGTGCAGTATATACGGTAACTGGTATGGTGGTCGTGAGAAAGGTAATGTCACTATCAGGTTCACGGCATATAAGGGAGGTACGATGGAGAAACGTGGATATGATTTTGTCAATATCGGAGGCGAGGAGGTTTATACTGGTGATGCCCCTACCAACGTATCCGCCCATGGTGAGGATAATTGGCAAAATATAAAGACCTTGTATTCTAAGGTAGGCACGATGATCTATAACAAGGAATCTCGTGACTGTATTGTAAGAATAGGTGAGTGATTGTTCTTTTTCATAATACAAATATTTATCAGCTCTCTCGTCCGTGAGGATGGGGGGGGGAGTTTTTTATTTTTTAGTCCTTTACTTATGACATATTTGATTTTTTATTGTGCAGGAATAATCTAGCTTTGCCGAAAACTAGTATTATGGTCACATTGAATGATGTAAATAACGAACTCCATGTCCGGTTATATATACTGGAGGTGCTTAAGGATTATATAAGAGATGATGATTTCGACGAGCTTTTAGATAAGGCGTTGGATTTTGTCATGGAAGGCGTTTCTATGCCTAAGGCTCCGGCCAAGGATACCACCATGAGTGACATATCAAAGAGCGTTTTGGCTTTGGTAGCGGGTGCCGGATTAGATGAGAGGCTAAGCAAAAGCTCTTTAGAGTTAGCTTACGATAGGTATAAGATGAGGTACGTATTCGATCCTCGAAATCGGGATATACACGGTGTAGTCGTAGGTTATTCCAATGACTTTAATAGTCTGGTAGCTGTGTGTGATGAGGGATCGAAGAAAGGAGTGGACAAAGGATCTACTGATTTTGTGGATGTCAATGAGAGATACGTGACTAACGGTTTCTTTTACATATCTGTAGAGGATGCCGATAAGCAATCGAACTACATGGGTGGAAATTCGTAATTATTATGTTTTTGTGCTTTACCACGAGACGTTTTAAGTGTTTAGTCTTCCTCCTGACTTGTGAAAGTTAGGAGGATTTTTTTATATTCGCGTGATTTGAATGTTTTAGCATAATACGTACAGTTTTTGTTAAGATCCGGCGTGTAAGTGATTATCCGCCGGATTTGTTATCTTTGCGAAAAACATAACATCGTGCAGAACAATTCTAACATAGCGGTTCCCGACTCCGGGATGAACAGGGATAAGCATCCACAGGATCTATCCCCGTCTGAATATAGTTTCGCCTTGAACGCTACCATAGAGGGTGACGATGGAAGCCAGCTAAAGATCCAGAACGAGCCTAGTACCCTTTTATGTAAGCGATTCGATGGCTATAAGGTTATTGGGTATAAGAATGATATAGCTGGTGATAACACTTATTTCTTTCTATCTAATCCGGATGATAATACGTCTAAGATCACGTTCATGCGGTCATTGGATTATATCAAGACCGTTGAGGATCAATTGGCTGGATCGGGAAAGGACATCCATCGTATCCTTGGCGAGAGGCTTGAGGAGTCGGATGGTCGTTTTGATGAGATATGTGATTTGATGGAGGTCCTGATAGAGGACTGGGTTGATGACCCTTGTCTTAATTTCTCCATTCATCATCCGATCTTCGATATAGAGATCAAGGACGAGAAATGCGGGAAGGTGATATACTGGACCGATGGATATAATCCCCAGCGATATGTTATGGTCGATAAGGCTCTTAATCCGGATGATGATGGTGACTTTTGGTATCATTATCATGGGTATAAGACATGTGGGGATGACAAACCAATAGAGAGGTGTAGGCTGGCCTGCGAGAAGCTGCTGGTGTTCCCGTTGCTGACGGCCCCGTGCGTGGAGCCTGAGGTCGTGGAGTTCGGGGGGAGCCTGCGTGCCGGGACCTACCAGTTCTGCGTGGCGTTGTGCGATGAGTCCGGGATTGAGAAGACCGGATATTGCTCATTGACCAACCCAATCATGTTATTCGATCGTCAAGATATGGTTATCCGCGATGGTTTATGGGGTAAGTCAACCAACATGGGTATCCGCCTTACCGTGTCTAATATAGATAAGCAGGTATCTCATTATAAGATAGGTGTTATACAGAACACGGTTGGGTTTAATGGTGAGCAAAGCCCGGTTCTTGAGTATTTCATAGAAGGTATACATCCGATAACGGAAAGGACTATCTATTATCTTACGGATCAATATAGCGAGCGTACGACCATGGAGAAGTTATCCAAGGAAATACCGGTATATAAGACAGCCAGAGGCATGACGTCTGTCGGGAATCGTCTTCTTCAATACGGCTTGACCGTGGAGAACGAATGGAATCTTCAACCGGTCGTTAACTTCTTGGGTCATTTCGTTAAATGGCAGACATCTATAGCCACGGAGAATTTGTATAAAGACGGTGTGGCTTGCTCTAAATACGCCTCTTTCATGCGTGACGAGGTATATCCGTTGGGTATAAGATTCTTTACCAATACAGGATACAGGACGGCTAGATTCCCGCTTATCCCTCGTCCGGCCACAAGGGAGGAGATGGAGGTTATCGTTGATGAGGACGGTAACTCTGACGACCTGTCGGCTGCGTCGGTGCTGGAGAACAACCCGCAGTGTGCGGGGAACAGCCGCCGTCATCTTTGGCAGTTTAAGAATACGGCAAAGATCATAAACGACCCGTCTTGGGGATTTGATGATTTTGGAGGAGAATGCAAGAATCAGCTAGATGTCAAGCAGCTCAGATATGTAGAGCAGGAATATGCCACGGTAGGAGAGACCCAATTCGTTATCAACACGATGGGGGAAGATGTTATGGTAGATGATGCTATTGATTATATCGCTGATAATATAGAGAACCTGTGTGATATCATAGAATCTAATGTAGGTATTACTGACGAGTTATGCGCTGCTATATCATTGCCAGAGGATCAAGACGGTATAAAGGCTCCCGATTTTCCTAGTGGATGTGATGATATCGAGAGGATAGAGACCAGGACTATATTGGATAAAAACTCTTTGGTGGATTCTAGGATTGATTTTACGTATAAGCTGGCTAGTGATTATACGGAGACCGAGCCTACCACCTTAATACAAAGTAACGCCGAGTCACAAAGGAAATTCTCTGTATTGTGTGATTTCGATAATTACTCCAGTGGAGGTAAGAATATCATAGATCTGGTTCAGGAATGGCTGGATGGTCAGGATGAGGATAAATTCCCGTCTGATATAGACTCCTCCGCTTTGGTCTTGTGTCAGGATATGTCTAATGTCCGGCAGTTATATGATGAGGGTATATGTACTAATGGGTGCTCGGTAGATGATCCTCATGTCAATCCTACTATTAATGATGTTCAACTTCCTACATTCCAAGGAGGTAGGAAGTTGGGTAAGTGCACGTATTTGTTTCAATATGACGGATGGGAAGGTAAGCATCATACAGAGACGATGCTTGATAAGTTGATGGATACGATGGAGGCTTATTTTCCCCAATACGAGAGTCAGTTTGGTATCGAGAACGCCATGTGTCTTTTTGGCGATGGTGATAATTCTAAGTTCAATACCGGTATAACTACTGACTGGGAAGGTCGTGTGTCTGTGCAGAATGATATTGACGCCAAGACCAATTGGTTCGGTAGAAGCAACTTGACTTATTTCAAGTTCTATCCACATGTATCCTCATACGCCAGATGGGTGGAGTTGGATTACGAGAAATACATAAGTGGTTTATCCGATCCTGATAACGGTATTATGTACATAGAGATGATGGGTAACTATAATTATCCGATCGGCGACTCATCATCATACAACAAGGTTCGTATAACGTTTTTCTCGGACAAGGAAGGTACCGTGGCTCCTAATCCTTTGGCTAATGATGCCAAGAAAGGTGTTATAGTGAATTACGTGGATCATAAGATATTTATGATGCCAAAGTACTTGTTCTGGAATGATGACAAGACTACTTTCCATAAGATATATGTTTGCATCGAGCCTGCGGTATGCGTGTTCTTCACCGGTTTCGCCATGAGGAAGGACATGAAGGAGCTTGCCGGATTCTATACGGCCGGCACCGCCATCTTCCCCGCCCCGTTCTGTTTTGGCATTCGGCCACTGGAGGTGAAATACGTGTTCTTCTTCACGAAAGAATTGAAATTAAGGAGATTTGTTACCTATGAGGCGAAGTGTGTCTCATGTGGGGATAAACCCGCTGACTGCGCTCCCAGACCATATCAGTATGGTGATTTCGGATATTGGGAGTCTACCAATAAGTACCCGGCTAATTTTGAATTGTATGATTCAAGTAAGATCGGGATATCATCGGGAGGATCAAAGAGGAAGGACATAATAGATTCTTTGACGAAATACTATGGGTCTCCTAAATCAGTTGGGGGTAAGTCTTATTTCACCGGTAATGGGGGTAACGCTGAGTACCCCAATACGTCAACCACGTTTTGTCAGAGACCTATACGTCATTACAAGTTCCCGGATAACTCTGTCGCTCCTTTTATGGGTAATCCGTCTCAACTGACCGGTCAATATGGAGTTGACTCCTATATTTATCCTATGGGGGTGATGCTTGATGACGATATCGTTAATGAGTTTTTGGATATAGCGGTAGAGAACGGTCTTATAGATAAGGCCAGAAGAGATTCTATAATAGGATATGAGTTGTATAGGGGCGATAGGACGTTGGATAAGAGCGTTATCGGAACCGGTCTGGCTTATGATATGTTTAAGTACGATGATCCCGACGGATCGGCTAACCTTTATCCTAATTACCCTTACAACGATTTGTCTGATGATATGTATATCTATAAGGATATTAATCGTGAGAAATTTATAACGCATCCGTTTAACAGGAAGGGTAATATCTGGTATTCATTCTTAAGTCCTGATATTGCCTTTAACAAGCCTGACGCTCCCACCGAGTGCCTTGTTGATGGTTATCAATTAGGTAAATCCTCAGGTATATTCAGGGAGGTGGAGGATCACCCTAAATGGACGATATTAGGGAGTAAGGCTTACAGTATGGCAACATCATTGGCTACGGTGGAGGCTATGGCTAATTTAATATCCGCTATAGCTGAGTATACATATCAGTCGGCTTCACAGCAATATGTCGGTGGAGGCGTGTTCTTTTTAGCCAACCCTGTCGGCATAGCGCTGACGGCTATCCGTCTGGCTACGGGTATCGCCAAGGCCACAGCCCAGTCCGTGGTGGATATAGGCAAGTATAGGTATCAGTGGTTAACGGCATTGATAGATAGGGGACCTAGACGGAACTATGCTTATTATTATACTTCTGTCGCTCATTATAATTTATTTTACCAAAAAATAGGGGCGTCGGAGCTACGTGGATTGTCAACGGCCAAATATATCAAGAGCGGGTTGTATCCGGTTACAGACATCTCGTCACAAGGGGGAACCGTAGGTGGTAAGCCTATTATCATAAACAACCTCGATCGTGAGCATTCGTTGTTCATGTCATTTGGTATGGATAAGTATATGCTTGAATATCCGGAGTTGGTTTCAAGTTACGATACCAGCCGTATTCAGGATGAGTGTAATATTCGTAACGATGAGGTGGCTGGTATGACGCCTCATTTTATGACACGTGAATCTTTTGTATCCTGCCCCTATATGAGGATAAAGAAATATTCTCCGGCTCAATACGGGCAGATAGAGGATATCAGGTGGGTATCGTTAGGTGGTTGCGGGTTGATGGATGAGGATAAGCGTAAACCTGTTTTTGGAGGAGATGTGTTTATATCAAGGTTCTCGCTTAAGAGGAAGATGCCTATGTTTTACTTGACTCAGTTTGGTCAGGGAGACATGATACCATTCCCTTATTACGATTATCGAAACATCGGGTATCCCCGTTATTTCGTCAATTACGATACCGGGGAGGATTATCTTAATAAGACCGATACGGATACCGGATCGCTATACTCTTTCCCTAGCCGGAAGAGCGCTTATGAGATGGTTTGCAAGACCGGAGATATGTATCTTAGCGGTCGTTTCTTCTTATACTTCTATGGTATACCTCAGTTCCTCGTGGAGTCTGAGATCAATTGCAATTTCCGTATAGCCGGGCCTGAGCCTTACGAGGGATTCTATCCGGAGGTAGGGGATTATATATCATGGACTCAAGAGCGTAATGTCCCTATATCAAGGGATAATGTGTTTAAGATGAGCCCTGTGTATAAGAATCGTTTTACGCTAGGCGGAAGGTCGTTGCCGGAGACGTATGATAGCAATTTTTGGGACTGCGCCTACCAAAGACCCAACGGCGTCATATGGAGCACCGCCGACGTGTCGGAGAACGGCATGACCGATCCTTGGCTGTCGTACAAGCCTATGGATTACCATGAGTTCAAGACCTCGTTCGGAAAGCTTATAAGCATGAAAGGGATAGAGTCGGATCAGATACTGGCTCGCTTCGAGAATCAGGTAGGGCTGTATAACGCCATAGACGTATTGGCGGAGAGAATATCCCCGGAGAATAGCGAACTAGGGACAGGTGGTCTTTTCGCCTCTCGTGGTATCGAGTATAATAATACGACGTTAGGATATTCCGGGACCCAGAGTCGGGATATGATCAGTTGCGAGTTTGGGCATTTTTGGGTCGATTTAAGGCGTGGTCAGGTGTTTAAGGTAGATTCTAATGGTAGGAATCTTACGGAGGTCACACCGGGGCTTAGAAACTGGTTTAAGGAGCATCTTCAGATGAAGATCATCCGTAGCCGGATATATAACGCTGATACGGACGCTGAGTTGTCTTATTATGATATTGATAACAAGTTTTTTGGTATAGGGTTGTCCATGGGTTGGGATAATAGGTTTAAGAGGGTTCTGATAACCAAGAAAGATTATATACCGGTAGGGAATCCGAGCGAGTACCAATTCCGTGGCGGCCGGTTCTACAGGAACGGACAGGCGGTGGAGTTGCAGGACACCAGCCATTTCACGGACGTCTCGTTCACCGTTGGGTATAACTGCCTGAAGGGTGAGTGGAAATCATATTTATCCTACACCCCTGATTATTATATCGAGCACCAGCATTATTTCCAGTCCGGAAAGAACTACTCAAGTGAAAGTCAGGAGATAGGTTTATGGTCTCATGGTTTGACCAACCAATCGTATCAAGTATTTTATGGTAAGCTATATCCGTTTGTTATAGAGGTTCCGGTACGTGAGCAGTACGTGAATAAGATCCTCACCAACTACCAATATCGGATGGATGCCAGAAGATATCAGGATGAGGTTAATTACCAAATTCTTAGGACTACTGGATTTAATAAGGCATGGTTTTATAATGATACCAACAACAGCGGTGAGCTTCGGATGGTTATCGCCGACAAGAACGATATGAGCCAGCGGTTAAGGTATCCTGTAACCAATGACGATAGCCGTGAGATACTGGTGACGGAGGTTGATCAGAAGATAAATATAAATGACTATTTTAACGAGGTCAAAGACGATACGAACAATCTTCCGATATGGGTTAAGGATGTGAATGACATTGACCGTAAGATCGACCCCAGGGCTGTCGATTATCATCGGAGGTGGCGGGATCGTCTTCGTGGCGATTGGTTCTTGGCTAGGTTCGTGAATGACATTGAGAGCCGGTTCAAGATGATAGTACGTTGGTTTAGCAACGATGAGAAAGTTTATTGAGGTGATTATATACCTTTAAATATTTGATGTTATGGCAGCAGGGAAAACTAGCAGTAAAAAGAAGGGCAAATGCCCGAAATCAGGATGTATCAAGAAAGTAGGGAGTGATTGGCGAGTGGTCAGTAACAAGACCGGTAAATTATGGCCGGCTAAGTACAAGTCTAAGGAGAAAGCTAAAGGAGCCTTGGCTGCTTATCACATGCATTAGCGTATAAACGGGTACATGATTTATTATGTGCCCGTTTCGTGTTTTTAGGCTTGTGATATTATGGTTATCTTTGTGAAAAACGTAATATATGTCTAAGAAGAATAAACCGGAGGAAATCCCATCGTGGATAAGGGATTTATATAAGGAGGATCTTGATCGTGTCGTAAGAGGCGAGCGTCCTATGTATTTCAGGGGTATGGATGATAGTCCTTTGAGAAACGTATCCCCGGAGTTTGATATCCTTAGCGGAGGAGCCGCAGTTAAAGGTATGAATGGGATAAGAGGTACGTTGTCCCCGTTGAATAATGGCATGGGTAATTATAATTTCAGCCTCAGGGGCATAAATAAGAAGATAGGTGAGCTGGTTGATGAGGCGGGATTATATCTACCTGAGAAATTAAGACCTGTATATCGGACTGTGGTGGATGCTATGTCGAGTTCCAAGGATAAGGGGTTGGGTCATATCACGCAGCCGTTGGCCAACGCCCTGTACCCGGCGGACGAGCGGCGAAACCGGCGTCTGGACGGGGAGTATCCCGTTGGTTATGTGGATGCCATAGACGGTATATGGCCCATGGAGAAATATGGGCTATGGGGAGAGAAGATGGATAAGAAACAAGGGGGTGGATATGTGGCTTCAAGGGATAACACCTCCATTGGATCTAGTGGCATAAATCTTAATACTGAATATGGTAAGAAGATAAATGATGGAGTTGACATTACCGAGATTATAGCTGGAGGTATCCCTATTATCGGGGATGTTATGGATGTGAGAGATTTTGTGGAGTCATCGAAGGCTGGGGATGGTTTAGGAATGACATTATCAGCTTTAGGGCTATTCCCGGTATTAGGTGAATTTTTTTCTTTCGCTAATAAAGTAAAGAAGATTCCTCTGCCAGAAGATAAACGTAAATTGTATGATTTTCTTGTAGATAATGATCTTGTGGATAAATATGTTCATGATGAACCTTTGGTTAGGGATTTTTTTAACAAGGATGTTCATGATAGAATTTCAAGGAATTATAACAATCTCCCTGATTCTTATAAGGCGGCTGTGGATTTGATGATTGATAATGGTGTTGATCTCCAAAATATAAATGATGTGTCTAACAAGCATATTAAGGATAAGATAGATTCTATGCTTGATGATAATGGGAAACGGTTGGAAGAAGCTTACAATCTAAGGGTATCGGCGGATTCTGATTTCGATGATTTTAGATATGAGGTATCCTCCGCTTTGGATAATAGTAATGCTAAAGGGTTTTATACTAGTAAATACAATAAGGTTGTTACTAGGAGCGATGAGAGTTTATCTAACCTATCTCATGAGTTTAGGCATAAATATGATTCAAGTAATAATTATAATAAGATTTATTTATCCGAAAATGATAAGTCATTATTAAAAGACGCTTATAGGGCTGACCCAAACTCATCAAGTAATGAGATATCAGAGAAAATAGCTTTTAATACTCAAGCTAGATTTCGCTTGTGGAATAAATTTTATAATACATATGGAAGGACTCCATCTATTGATGACCTTGATAAGTATATCGATAGTATGGATGAGATTGATGTGTACAACCTTGTGAGTGGTATAGGTAGCAATTATGCTGAAGATTATTCCAAGAACATGTTTGGAGCTACGGGAAAGGTATTGAAAGAATCATCGGATAAAATAAAAAAAGCCATTAAAAATGTTCCTGCTATTTTGCCGGCGGCTATAGTTGGTAAGATGTTGATGGATGATGATAAGGAGAAGAAAGATAAGGGAGGGGCCGTAAGCACAGGTAGGGCTTATGGAGATGGTAAATATGTAATTGATCCTGACAGATCAGAGGATAATAAGATGGTTGTGTATGATGAGATATGGGATTATCTGACCGATAAGAAGGGAATACCACAAACGCAAGCTATCGGTATCCTGTCGAACATCGCCGCCGAGTCCGGAGGGGACACCGAAGCCCTAGGAGTCGCCGGTGATTTTGGCATCCAACAATGGCTTGGACCGAGGAAGAAGGAGCTACAGCGCAGGTATGGGAAGAAACCGACATTGATACAGCAGTTGGATTATCTCGTGGATGAGTATCAAGGCAAGGTCCCGGGGTTAGGTTGGAACTACATCAATCAAGGAAAGTTCTTTGACAAGGATGCTCAGGGGAATGAGTATAACTATTATATGTATTCTAAATCCGATTTCGATAACGCTGTCAACTACAAGGACGCTACCGTGGCATGGAATCAAGGATACGGTAGGCCTCTTGGATCGACCTTGAGAAATAAGAAGAGATTTGAGTTCGCTGATATGTTCGCTAATAGGTATGGTGTCCCGGAGAACGAGCCAATGAGATACGAGTTCGGACAGCGGGATTCGGGCACGGGGGACGGAGGTCAGCAGCCCGTACCTGAGACGGTAGCCCCTGCCGATCCTTCTTTGGCTTCCCGCTCTTCCATGGATAGCTGGTGGGAGAAGGAAGGTCAAGACCTGTTATATAAGATGCTAGCTCAATCAGGCGCCAACAGGAAAGCTATAGAGGATATCGCTAATAACATCAAGAACGATCCCCAATCAGAGGCGCAGATAGCGGAAGCTGAGCGTATGCGTAGGGAGCAGGCGAAAAGGCAGTTGGTGCTTAATATGATACCGGGGTTGATGCTGAATATAAAGGGTATGAGCAGAACTCAGAATTAATGCTATATTTGCGAAGTAATTAAACGTTTTAGATATGAAAAGATTGTTATTTTTATTTGCTATGTTATTGACGCCGTTCGCTTTGATGGCGCAAGAGGTAATCCCATCAGAAGGGACTATCACCATTGATCTAACTACCTTTACCGGTATCATGGCTTTTGTTACGATGTCAGCTACCCAACTAGCCAAGGTTGTGCCGTATATTGACACCCATAAGTGGGCTAAAGTCCTATCCGCCGTAGTCATAGGTATGCTGGTTTGTATATTAGCGTGGCTACTAAAGGTGTCTCCATTGCTTATAGGGAGTGAATGGTGGGAGGCTCTATTATATGGAGTGGCTGTAGGTCTCAGTTCTGCCGGTTTCTATGATTTGGTTAAGGCTATAGGATCATTATTCATAAAAAGAATTTAATTCTGTACATAATAATAGCATTTGCTGAGAGACTCATCGTTGCGAAATGATGAGTCTCTGTTTTTTTAAATTATCTTTGTGTCAGAACGAAATTAATTAGACATGAGCAAATACGTAATCAAGAGGAAGATACCTAAATATCAAGAGGCCGGGGAAGTCGGGTCGTATATGCTTGGTAATATGGACGGTATACAAGGGTTAGGTATAGAACCTTTGGTGAATACCAACCAAGGATTACCCGCGCCGGTCAATCCGCTAGGGATATATTCTTTGGATACTCCAGATCAGTTGAGGACTAAATACGCTAATGCTTTTGATCAGGATAATGTGTTTCCGGCTAGCTTCAAGGGTAGTTTACAGCGTATAGCTGAGAATTATCAGGACAATGGTATTACGCTTAATAACATAACTGTTAACGATGTTGATAAGTCTAAGACCGGTTCAGGCGAGACGGATGTTTTTGATTTTACCACCATCCCCTACTATGGCGCTGATGATATAGGGTCTAGATTCACTCAGATGGGTCGTGGTATAGGGCGTATGAGAAGCGAGGGATATGGTGATTTATCCACTGGGGCTAAAACAGCTAATACGATAACCACCATAGCCTCAGGAATTAGTGGTATCATGGGGTTGGCTCGTAACGTGGTTTCTGGGATAGCGTCAGAGAAAGGTACTCGTACCAATATCAGGTTAGCTCAGGAGCGTGAGGCCAGACAAAGAAGGCAATCCCAGATGCAGTACAAGGATGGTGGGGGTGTTTATCTAGGACCTAATAATAGGTTCGATAGCGGAAGCCTTACCGGTGAGTACCTGTATCCGTTACCTAAGTCGATGGAAGATCAAGCCAACGTAGAGGTCGAGAAGGGTGAGTACGTGACGCAGCCCGGAGAGGCGCCGATGGAGGCTATGGGGCAGAAGCACGCCGATGGTGGAACCCCCGTTTCCTTGGAGCAGGGAACGAAGGTTATTACCGACGACACAACCATAGAGCCGGATTTCGCTAAATACATCAGAGATACGTATGGGATCAAAGCCACGCCTAAGGATACGTATGCTACGTTAATGGACAGGTATAAGGCTAAGATCGGTCTTAAATCGGCTTACGATGATCAGAAAAAGGCGCTGGAGAAGCTGAAGAAAAACGATAAGATAGATGACGAGAATACGAGGCGTTTAAACGCCTCCGTATTATCTAAGGCTATAAATGATAGCAACGATACCGTTAATGGATTAGAGGGAAGATTTACGGACTTCGCTAATGTCATATACAAAGAGCAGGAAGACCGGAAGATGAAGAAGGATGAGGATACGTATTTCGCTAAGGGTGGTGAGATAGATAACATCATATCCAGATCCATGAAAGAATACGGTCTTACGGAGGAGGATATAGCCGATGCTAAGAAAGAATTGCTTAAGAAAGTGGCTGGTATTCGTCAGAAGATGGAGAAAGGTGGTAGTTCTTTATTCGATTACCTACTTACTTTCCGTCCCGTAGAGAACAAGTACAATAATAAGGATAACACGTTTGGGTATCAGCGTCAGGGTCAGGATGGCTCTTATGGCGGTATTAATACCGATGAGAGACTGGAGTATTATAAGACGTTCATGCCTTTGGCTTATGATGCTTATATGAGCGCTCCGAAGGCTACTGCCGCCAAGGCTCTTCAGGATGCTATATACAGCACTACTGGTGGGTGGATGGGCTTGGCCACGGCGGAGAACCCGATCATCGCCAACGCAGAGGCGCTTCGGGATTATACGACACTCGTTTCCTTTGGAGGCGAGGATAGCCAAGGTAATTACCCGGAAGATAAGAAAGCCTCATATCATGATAGGATGAGAGACAATAAGTTTGGTCAATATTCCTCATCTCGTCCTATGATCGGTCTGGATGTTGTTACAGAGGAACAGCATAAAGCTCTTAACGACGCTGGTATCACTCATTTTAGCCAACTATTCTCTGACAAGAACAAGGATGTCGTTAATAAGATACTTGGCGAGGATATGCTTAAGATGCAGGCATTGAGATCCATGAAAGGAATGGAAGGTCTTGATTTTATACTTGATCCTCATAAGGTGGCTCCCGGTCCTATGGATATAGGTGATGTGGAGGAACCTGATGTTAAACTGGATATGCCTGAGCTGATTGATCCCAATACACTCCCTAAGACCAATACAAATGCCGGTAAGTCGAACAGCGGCAATGGAGGCAGGAATATAGTGGGTGGCGGTCTTGACTTCCCCGAGGTATTTAGGATGACCCCGGGAGCCGTGACAACGGAAGGTCTGGAAAGGCATTACGCTCCTACCGTGGATCCGGTGTTGAGATCGGCTGATCAGTATATGGTTGAGACCAATCGTGCTTTCCAATCACAATTGGATCAGATGGGTAATGTCCCGGATTCCCAGAGAGGGGCTTTATCATCCAACTTACAGGCTATCATGAGTTCCAATATAGGTAGATACATTAATGAGGTAGAACAAGGGAACGTGGCTCAAAGGGCTTGGGCTGATAATGTAAACGCCCGTACTTGGGCTGATACGTATGATAAGAATATAGCCCAACGTCAAGCTTACCAGCAACGTATATTGCAGGGATTGGCTATAAATGACGAGAACTGGGCTAGGTATTTCGATAGCGTAAATGACGAGATCCAGCAGAAGTGGAATACGGCTACGACCATGAATACATTAAGGTCTATATTTGGGGATGTAAAGATTGGTCCCAATGGACAATTAATCGCTGATCCTCAAGGAGATATATTGAGTTATAGGAGATTATATCCTGCTCAGGAAGTAACTAAAGGCAAGAAAGGATAAAGGATGGCTTCACAATATAGTATATTAAGGAATTACGGCAAGTATGTATCGCCCTACAACATGGATGTCATGATGCAGGGGATGGGGTACATGCAGCAGAAGATAGATACCAATCGGCAGGCTATAAACGAGTATGCTGATTATATTATCAATTCTGACATTATAAAACCTCAGGATAGGGAATATCTTCAGAATAGGTTAAATGGGCTGATACAGGACGTGAATAACGTGTATCGTAAATCTAATTTGGCTTCCGACGGTATAGCCAGAAGCATACAGGCTCGTCTTGGAGAAGCTCTGGATACCCGTGTGTTGAATGCTATTGCCGGTACTAGGGAGATCCGGGCTTTTAGCGAGAAGATGGAGGATATGAAGCTGAACAATCCCAAGATGTATAGTCCTATAAACGAGGCTGAGGCTTTTGCGGATGCCGTGGCTTGGATGAATGACGGTCAGGTAGGGACACGTCTTAATCCTATACATTATACCCCTTATACGGATTACCACGCTGAGATTGATGAGAAGATGAAGAATTTCATCTCCCTTAACAAGGGGAAGAAAGTCAATGTACCGGTGACTGATGCCAATGGCAACAGGACGGGCGAGATGCGTGAGATGTATATAGATGAGATGAGTTACGCTCAGGTCAGGGATATAGCCATGGCTTCTATATCTGAGAACGGTAAGGCTCAGATGCAATTAGAGGGAAGATATATGGCTAGAACGAATCCTGACTTATTTAATGTTCAAAGCACCTCAGATTTCCTTAAAGGGTATATTGATGATTTCAGTGTCAAGGAAGAATCCATACGAGCCAAGCTAAAGGGCGTTGGCAATGACAAGGCCAAGAGGGCTAAGTTGGAGTCGGAGCTGGCGGATATTATCAAGCAGAGAAATGATTTCGTGGAGGAGGCCGAGGGCGTTATCGGTAGCAACTACAGCCCGGAGCGAGCCGGCATGTTCATGGTACGACAGCAGTTCCTTCGTGGCGTCGGGCTGAGATGGTCTTATAATAACTCATACGAGACGTTGGGTGTTGATGATTATTATTTCAAGGCTAATCAGCAGATGATGGAGAGAGCTAAGTTTAATGAGACAAAAAGGCATAATCTAGCCATGGAGAAAGCAGCGTTGATGAGAGCCAGCAAATCGGGTAAGTCGGAGAATGGAGGTGATGACACGACCGGGCCTACCGTGGTTACCAAGAGCGCAAACCTTGACGATGTGAGCATAAGCGATGAGTTCATGAACGGGTTCATAGCCAACGAGAAGGCGGTGACTACCGGCATGGGTAATTTCGTTAAGTCATTATCAGATGACGCTAGAAGGAAGATCGACGCATGGGCGTCTGATCCTGAGAATAGTAACGTGGTCAAGGATATGGATAACGATCAGGTTATCATGGCTTATTTCAAGGCCAATGGAGGGTCAAGGAACGAGTTGCTTGATTACAATGGTCAGGATAGTTATTTGAAGCTTCTTGGATTAAATACCCAAAGAGGGAAGTATAATAAGATCAATGATGGATTCAATAAGGCGAGCAATGCTGTTTTGGATGGTATTGATACTATAATTCAGAGAGAAGCTAGATCGGACAGTGGGTCAGGTATAGATATTAGTTATGGATTCGGCACATTCAATCTTGGAGATATTAATAACAATGGCGATAAGGTTTTTGATATAAATGGTATAAACGATATAACATTAAATGATTGGAGTAAGTTGTCCGCTTACAGCTCTTTGTTAAATGATAATATAAATACTATTAATTACGGTGTTGAAGGAGAAATGCCTCATGTATCAATGGATTCGGGTCAATCAGGTGTCTTATTGGATCGTGTGAATGATTTAATGGGAACGTCTTTTTCGCTTGATGATATTGAATCTATAATGTCTCTTGCCGTATCTGGGGCTAGTAAGAATAAGCACATTGAGGAAATAAGAGATAGGTTTGCCGGGGATAACAGGGCGATCGCTGTCGCTACCGCTATATATGATGAGGCTCATAAAGAGAGGAATGATTTATTAAGACATAAATGGAGTCGTGGGGATTTAGGTAGGATCGCTGATGACGCTAAACGTGCTGGCGAGGATTACCTGAGACAATATCGTCATGAGTATGCCGAGCGTGAGTATATCTTCTCCGGTGATTATCCGTCTAAAAGTCAAGAAGAGAAAGATTATATAAAGGTTAGTGACCTATTTACCCGTGGTGGCGGTTTTATTCCTAAGGATAAGGATAATGCCAATACGAAGATAACGTTTACCATATCCCCTATAGGTGATGGTAATTATCAGATCATTGGCAATAATGGAGGTGATGGTCGATCTGTTGTTGAGGTAAGCGAGGCTGATCTGGCTGCGAATAGACTTACTTTCTACAAAGAGGATGTAAGCATCCCGTCCGAGACCTATGATTCCGGTGTCGTACCCATATCTTTCGCCAGCTCAAGCAACAACGCTTATGGGAAGATGGCTAAGTCATTGTTGGTAGCTCCATTCGCTTACGCTAGCGGGGCCAAGGACACGGTAATGCCTTATATAGATATGTTTACGAATATAAATGACGGTAATATCAGGAAGAATCAGATGATGATCGCTACTGACGTGTTGTTCGATAACGCTTCTATGTACGAGTTAAGGGCTTCCGGATATAAGTATAATAATGGTTCTTCTGGGATAAATGTTGATATATATAGCAAAGGAGGGGCTAGAGAGGGTAATACCCCGTTGTATTCAATTGATCTGGATGGCGTTAACTATGCTGATGAGGTAGCAAGGAAGATCGACTTCTGCCCGCAGTATTATTTGGTCATGGCATGGCAACAGATACTTAGCAAGGAGAATGAGGTGTATTGGAGGAGCGAGGGAAGATCTACTACTGATGATTTCGAGAGCTTCATCTCGCCCATAGCTGATATGATTGATCAGGAGATAAGAAACAGGAATAACGGAAATAGTGGAAATAATGGAAACAATGGAAATCTATAATAATACCTCTAACGGAAAGGATCTTGCCGAGAAGTACAGATATCCTACCATAAACGTAGATAATATAAAGGCTATTGGTACGGATCCCTATGATATACCGGATCGTGACCTGCCTCCGGTATTGGATCCGTATTCCGCTTCCGAGAGATCAAAGTCCCAGATACCGTCATTGTCGGAGAGGATCAAGAATACTGTTAAGACAAATTATTATGATGATATGAAACATATGTCCCCATTAGGATATATGGCTTCTGATCAAAGCTATAAGGGCAGGTTTAATCTTACTGGTCCGGAGATATCGTTGGAGGATTCAAGGTATCGACTTAGTAGCGGTACTTGGATACCTAAATACGAGTCTTATATCCCCGGTGTAGATAACGACACACGTTTATCTAGGAGTCAAGGTAGGACTGAGAAATGGATGAGAGGTTTGGGGAAATTTGTAGGTAAAGCCGCTTTGTATGGATTAGGTGGTGTTATTCAGCCTTTTTATGGTATTTACGCCGGTGTATCCAGAGGTAATTTTAACGCTGTTTTTGATAACGATTTCACGAGATGGTTGGATGATCAGGACAAGAAGATGGATTACGGTCTTGCTCATTATTACAATCGTGAGGAGCGGGATATGAATTTCCTTCAAAGCATGACCACGGCTAATTTCTGGTCTAACGATTTTTTATCCGGTCTTGCTTTTACCGCTGGAGCCATGTTATCGTCAGCCGTATATTCCGGCGCTGGATTGATGAACTTAGCTCGTACGGGAGCTAGGGCGGGCGTGGCTTTGGCTAGGATAGGCAAAGCGGCTTCGGATACCAAGAAAGCGTTCGGCGTCTACCTTAGGGCCGCCCGTACGGGACGGAGGATAGGCAAGGGACTGGACACCCTCGCTTTCCTTGGCACATCTACCTCGTGGGAGGCGTCTGTCGAGGCCAGAAGCATGCTGATGGAGGCTGAGGAGAATTTCAGGCAGTCTTACCGTAACGCTTATGGAAGGGAAGTCCCATATGAGGAGCTTATGAAGTTCAGAGCTGACAATGCCAATGCCGCTAATGCCGTATTTGCCGCCAACGTCGGCATATTGTCATTATCCAATATAGCTATGTTCGGCGATATGTTCGGCATGGATCTTGGTGTGGATAAGTTCATAAAACGCAATATATTTGGCGTAGGTGCCGAGAGGATGGATAACGGTACGTTAAGAGCCATAACACCAAAGAAATGGCAGAAGGTAGCCGGAAATACGTTCAATATCATCAAGCGCCCAGTGTCAGAGGGTCTGTATGAGGAAGGTCTTCAGGGAGTGGCTAGTAAGTCCGCCAAGGATTGGGTAGAATCAAGATACAATCCTATGGCTATCCGGCAGAATATAGGCTATATGGAGGCTATAAAGAATGGGTTCAAGGAGACGTACGGGTCTAGCCAAGGATGGAAGGAGATCGGTATCGGTATGATTATCGGATCGATTATGGGTGGAAAGACTATTGGGGGTATAAAGGAATGGAGCCAAGACATGTCCCGGAACAAGGGGATGGTGGAGGCCTACAACGCCAATGCCGGCGCCTTGACCACCGCCGCTGTCCGTGCTATTCGTGGCAGTATGGCTCTGAACGCTCAATTATCAGGCTTGAAAACGGATAATAACGCTGACGATATACCTAATTCTAGAATCATAGATAAGACTTTTAGTGATGCCGTGTTCAATCGTCTTCGTTATGATCAGGAAATGGGGATGTTAGATGATACCAAGGAGAATTTCAAGACAGTCATTGAGTCTATACCTAATAGCGATATAGCCTCCGATATGAATATGACGGATGAGCAGGTTAATGAGTATAAAGCCGATCTTGTCAACGAGTTTAATAAGAAGGTGGATAATTTTACCATGGCCAATAGGTTCGCCGACTCCCTTACCGATGGTATATCCAATAGGTCGTTTAACGCCTATATCTCCAATATGGCTTATAATGGCCTTGAGGCGAAGGATAATTTGAACGATATAGCCAATCAGTTAAGAAGGATATACAATACGGATATAGGTCCCGCTCTTGATATATATTCTCGTCTTAATCCTGATTCGAGCAGGGATCTTGAAGAATTAAGGAAGCTTACGGATGATATACAGAGGATGGAGAAGAATGTCTTGAGGCTTCAACAAAGTGTCGCGTCGAAGGACGCTCTTGAATCTGATAAGGCTAGGTTGGTCAAGGAGAATGATAGGCTTCTTAAATTAACAGAGGATAGGATCGCATTGGAGAGGAAATTAACTACGTCAATTAACTCAGAGGCTGATATATCTAAGTTGTTCTTAAATAGAAATGATTCAAGGATCAGTGCCGCTGATCTTATGGCGGCTTATGATACTATAGCTGATTTTGAGAACGTCGTATCTATCCGTGGGGTTGATAATTATAAGGAGGCTATGGCATTGCTTAGTGAGTATCGTCATAATCTTGTGGCTTATAAGAATATAAACGAGTCTCTTCGTCGTATGCGTGACAGAAGATTCATCCGGGCGCAGGAGCGCGGGTTCATGAAGATATTATCGAACGTATGGGGTAAGACTTATGAGGAGGATGATAGCAAGTATGATTTCAGGAATACTGATAATCCTGATGCCAATGATCTTTACGCCAACGACCAAGCTATAGACAAGGCTTACCAAGATGGTCTTATAGGGGAGGATGAGGCATTTATGTTCAAGACATATAATCATATGATAGCCAGATCTATGGAGAACGAGATTAAGACCGATGAAGGTAATATAGTCGAGAGGGTTCCTGATGATGAGGATATCATAAATCCTTCTGACGATAGAATCAATAATATAGCTATAAAGATATGGAACGGTAATGAGGATGTCTTATCTCCTAGGGAGAGACAGATATATGATAATAACAAGCCTCGTGTCGATAGTCTAGTTAACGGGTTTGGGGATAATCCTATTTCAAGGATCAATAAGGCTAGATCGATAATAGATAGATTGAAGATCCATGATAATATTTATGATAATATCAAGGACGCTGTTGATGATATTGTAGATATGAATATCAATGGTCTTGATCAGGATCAGATCAAAGAAGCTATAAAGACTTATAATGATCTTATGAATGAGGCTGACAATGGCAATGAGATTGATCAGGATAAGCTTAATGAGGCTATTGATATTATCAATAACTATTCTGATGATCCTCTTCTTCAATTCGTGGAATGGATGAGGTTGTATGATAATGGAAGTATAGCTGTCAAGGATTACGATAAATCCATACCTATGGGTGATGTCCTCACAGAGAGCGAACCCGGGACATCCACCGGCAGGACGGAAGTTAACGCCGCCCAGAACCCGGTGGTGTTGATGGCCCAGAAGAGAGAGATCGGTGGGGTCATGTATTATGAGGTTGGCGGAATGAGACTTGACAGGTTTATGGACGGTCTTGGGCTTAAAAGATCTGATGCCACTGATACTGATAATGGAAGGGTGATGGATTTCACCAACGGAACCGACATATTTACTGTTATAGAGTCAGATAACCACTCAAGATGGATGATTAGCGAGGATGACGCTCAGGCTTTCGAGAACGCTACTGGTGTCATATTGGGGCGGCAGACCGCCTTATCGACCTCCAACTGGTTCATGGTGTATCGCAAGGGGCAGGATGGATCTATTGTCCCTTATTATACGGGTGATACGTTTGGATCTAACAACGAGTCGGTGAATCAGGAAGCAGCGGCTAGCCTCCGCAAGGGTGATATGGTAAGGTTTAAGATGGATATGTCAGATCCATATACCAAGGAATTGTATGATAAATACAATAGTCTTAACGCCGTTGACCCTAATTCTGATGAGACTAAGTCGGCTTACCGAGAGCTGGTTGATAATATGGTTATTAAGATCGTGGATAGCGATGGCAATTTCGTCTCGGTGCTAAAAGCCAATGATCCAGACTCAAAAGGGAGTAACGCTGATTTAAGGAGTATGGCCTTTGAGTTATATAGGGATAATATAGGATCTGTTACTGGCGAGATTGATATACCGTTCGTAGGTATAGTTACCAGTGTTTTGCCGGGAAGACCTAATTTTAGCGTAAGTGATGATAATGGTACGTTGATGGTATCCGAGAATGACTTTACCAACGAGACGGTTGGTAAGGTCGAGAGCGTAGGATATATAGAGAATGGGGAGGTTACGATGAGGGATAATATTAAGTATAATATATTCCCGTTCTGTACGGCTATCGTCAGGGATAAGTATGGTGATTATAAAAATTCACGTATTCCGGTCGTAGCTATAAAGACAGGAAATGGAAGAAATTACCTGTACCCCGTAAGATTGAAAAATCAGGATATATCGTCATTTTCATCCATGATCGAATCGATGGCTGATAGGATTACGGAGGGTTTAGGCGGAGGCGTAAGTATTGATGATATAATGGATCTTAATAACGCTATAGCCAGATCTGGGTTGGATAATAAGACATATATGATTCCGCTGGCGGGAGATGTGGATGTTATCAAGGGCCGGCTTGAAGCTATCAAGGAAGCGGCTAGCAGGATGCCTATGACCGCTGACGTAAGAGGATGGATAGGTGATTCCAGAACTAAGGAGGATATTTTGATGAATGATGTTACGATCAACATTGATCTTAACAACGATCCTTTCATAGCTCCTAAGTTTAGGATGAGTATCAAGGGGAACAAGGTATCCAAGGAAGAGACGGAAGTCTCGTTCCCCAACCTGCCGGATCTGCCATCGGAGTTCGCCTCGCCTGCGAAGGCTGCCGAGGACAAGTCTTTGGTTTCCGACGGCAACGTAGTATCCGGAGAAAATGAGGCGGAAAATCCTTGCTAAATAAAATATCTTGACTTATCTTTGTGGCGTCAGCCCATCACCTGACGAGTAAGATATTTAAAAGCTGGTCCCTGTCGGGTGTGTGATGGCCCCGGTGGGGACTCTTTATATTATGCAATTAGATGCCTTTTTACATCGGAAGATCATGCAAGACCTACGCATCCAGCGAGTAAAGGTCTTGATGATGCTATACACTAGTAACTATTTTGTCAAGGTCAGACAAAAGCAGTTACTTGATCATACATACGCCTTAAGCAGGGATCAGGCTTTTGATTATATGACTGAGTTCAATAAAAGACTTAGTGATAAGGTTGGTATAAAATGTACGATGGATATCCTTCTACCTACCGATGATGATAATGCTAACATCATAATTGAGCACAATGGTATTATCAAGAAGTTAATGAAGGAAGCCGAGAAGCTGGAACTTGATACTGATGCTATCAAAGCCATGATGTGTGATCTTCTTGATGAGTTGAAGGATGATATTGATCTTAATATCCTGATATTTGACGTAAGCCAGTTACTTATAAAATACAATCTATTTAGGTTGGATGCTATAACCGAGCAGGAGTTCAAGGACTCTTTCGTCAGGATGGATAGTAGGAATATGGAGATAAAGAAATTAACTTTATCTGATATCAAGAAGGTGGTGGAGATGATAGAGACCAGATATAATCGCTTTGTATGGTGAGAGAAGATAAATGAGAGTCATTGGTGGAGTAATATCTGCAATAATATATAAAACGTTAAACAATGTTTGAGTTTTATATATCCAGTTTACTGGCCGGATATTAGCCTAAGTCTTGAAATAAAGACTACGTTATTGAAGAATATATAGTTACCTACGGATGTTTATCCAAGTCTGTAGCTCTAAGGTAGGTGATTAAACAGGGATTGTATTTGGGTTTCGGTGTTGCCTGTACAAAACCTTCAATAACATTGGCGATGGGTACTAACAGGGTTTTGCCCTGACTTATGTTGAATAAACATTTTATTAAATTATTTATTGTAAATGGTTTATGTACAGGATATATATGGTAGACCCTTAATGCCAACAACGAGGCATGGTAAGGTTAGAAGATTGCTTAAATCAAAGAAAGCAACCGTGGTAAATCTTTGTCCTTTTACAATCAGGCTTTTGTATGATACAACCGGTTATAAGCAAGAGATTACGTTAGGCGTTGACACAGGTACAAAACATGTCGGTTTATCAGCTACAACAAAAAGCAAGGAACTTTACGCTAGTGAGGTTATTCTAAGAAGTGATGTTGTTGATCTTCTATCAACAAGAAGGGAATTGAGGAAGATTAGAAGGTACAGATTGAGATATAGAAAGCCAAGATTCATGAATAGGATTAAATCAAAGAAGAGAGGATGGATCGCTCCATCAATCCGGCAGAAGATTGATTCTCATATTAGGATTATCGGTTTTGTATATTCTATACTACCTGTCTCAAAACTGATTATTGAGGTTGCCCAATTTGATACTCAAAAGATCAAGAATCCAGAGATATCAGGTAAAGAGTATCAGGAAGGTGAACAATTAGGATTTTGGAATGTAAGGGAGTATGTCTTGGCAAGGGATGAGCATAAATGCCAACATTGTAAAGGAAAATCAAAAGATCCTGTCCTTAATGTCCATCATATTGAGTCACGCAAGACTGGAGGAGATTCACCTTCTAATTTGATAACATTGTGTAAGACTTGCCATAAGGAGTTTCATAAAGGAAATATCAAATTGAAAGTAAACAGAGGTGAGTCGCTTCGTGACGCTGCGGTTATGAGTATCATGAAATGGGAGTTATACGATGAGTTAAAATCTTTGTATCCAAACGTAAAAATGACTTTCGGATACATAACAAAATATAATCGTATAAATCACGGGATTGAAAAATCCCATGTATCCGACGCTTTTGTGATTTCAAGGAATTTTGACTCCGAGAGACTTGGATATTATTACAAACGGAAATTAGTTCGTCGTCATAACAGACAAATTCATAAGATGAAAGCACCTAAAGGAGGCAATAAAAGGATGAATCAATCTCCTTTTAAGGTTTTCGGATTTAGATTGTTTGATAAGGTGATGTTTCAAGGTAAAGAACGCTTTATTTACGCAAGAAGGCTTCGTGGAATTTTTAATATCCGTGATATCAACGGAGAAAATAAGAAAGATATATCTTATAAGAAATTGGAATATGTCAGTCATGGATTGATTTCTATTGTAGCAGGTTGAGATTGTTAGGAGATAGGGGAGGGTATACGAATCCACCCCTATTCACAATCAATATGTTAATCAGATAAGGATATTTTCGCTAAACGATAAATTCCATTTTTTTTGTTATTTAGGATTTAGTTTTTGCCTGTTCGTGAGGATCGGCAAAATGATTTGTACTTTTTCAGAGTAAACATAAGGTTTGTTATTATTGTTATTTGGCTCCCGTCCGCTCGTGAGAGTAGGCGGGATTTTGTTTATCTTTGTAACAAAACGATTTAGCTATGGGTAGATCTTGTTATGTTATAAAAAATAAGGAGGGTAGGGTAGATAATGTCCTTGCCCCTAATAACCAACCATCCGGATTATACCAAAGGGCGATGGAGGTGCTGGGCGACCAGAAGCAGGCCTTATCGGTCTGGGGTACGGCCTACTCCCCCGACTTCGTGTCCTTCTTTGGCGACTGGATGTCCATGCCATCAGAATATGATCTGGATAGTAATGGGGAACCTAGGTATGATGATGTCATGTCCTTTATCAAGCGGAAGAACTATTTCGCCGGCAATTTCATAGCCGATGAGGTTAAGGATATTAATAATACTCTTACTTCCTTGGGTGTTGATAATATCAATGATCTTAATGATATGATCGTATCTAACTTCCTTTCCGGCGGTGATATATTCCTCAATAGGTACAATCTTGAGCGATCTGGGATGTATGACGCTGATGAGATTGATAATATCATGACTAACCGATCGGAGTATGAGCGGGTAAGGGATATGATGAGGAGGATTGTCGATTTTATGTCTGAGGGGAATCTTAATGAGAAGGATATGTATTTCCTGTCCTCCGAGTCAGGCCTTGGTGATGATTATATGATATATGAGGATACATATGACTCGTTAGGAAAGAGAAGGGGCTTGAATCCAATAGAGGTAAGGGATACGATCATGAGGGCGGTAGGCGGTATCAGCGACCGCCGGGAGTTCGATCAGGCTTTCGCCTCCATCCCATACCCTTCCTTGGCACTCCGGTATCAGGAGGATCAGGATTACGCAGATCGGATGTATGACACGTATCGTAATATGACCCGTATGGAGGTTCGGAGTCAGGACGGAAATACGATTACCGACTCGTACTTCAATAGTACCACACCGTATATCAGTATGCCTAAGGATATGAAGGGTCTAAGGGATAAGGTTGGGGAGATAATCGATATGGATGATTTTAAGGACATCAAGGACGTTGCCGGACGTCTGCATGACATAGCCATGGATCTTGCCGACATGGGTGTGGATATAAGCGAGGCGATCAGCGATGAGATGATTATATCCAGACCGGAGGATATCCGTGATCTTATGGCGTCGCTGGACGTCATGCTGTCCTCCATACAGGCCGGCAATTCGGTATACGATAGCTTTATCTCCGATCTTGATAGGATAACAGGAAAAGGGAACCCGATATACGAGGTTCAGGATACTTATTCTACTGGGGATAGGATGGTGTATGTAAGGTCCGGGAATACATCCCCTTCCGATATGTATGATAGGAGCATGTTGTATATTAGTAGGAATACGTACCATAACACGGCTCCGATAACCGACACCGATCAGGCCTATGAGATGTTGGCCGATATCGGGATAGAGCGGCCCTCGTACTTGCCGGCTGGCGTGGTCCCCGCCGGGGCTTCCCGTTCCGATATTGGCGTGGTCAAGGATAACATAAAGAAGCTAGTTATGTCCAACATCTCATCCTCGAATACCGAGAACATGATCCTTACCAGATTAATATACCAACATCCCGTGACTCCTGAGATGGATGATGTCGATATTGATCGGGAGTTCAGGAGATACGAGGCTAGGCAGGGAAAGGATCGGGATTTTATCAAATCCTGTACCTCGTTGAGGAAAATCCAGATCAAGGAAAGGTTAAAAAAATCGGATTTATATAATAATGTCTTACGTTTCCTTGATTTTAATGGATTTTATAACGTATCTTTGAACCACCATGACAGAGGTACGTTAAAAAGCATGGAGATGTCGTTGCCGGAAGGTCAGGTAAGGGATCTTCTGTTTGACGTGGCTATCGAGTCCGGTGACAGTAGCATGAGAAACCTTTTCTATCTGGATAGTCAGGACAGGATGATGGATGCCGGGTTTTACAGGTATCTGTACCAAAGGAATCCGGACCTGCTCCGGGAGGTCAACGGCGGCGTCGAGGCGAGACCGGACGGTTCGTTCTTGGCTCGTGGGAGGTATGATGATTTCGTGTCATTCCAATCCGGTTTATATGAGAAGGTAGGTGAGACGGTTGATGGTGCGATATACAGGTTCGTTGATGATCTTATATACTCCGATCCATCATCATATCAAGAAAATATGGTACGAAGGATGGGTGATGTTACGGTAAGGAGTGACGATAACCGCCTGTCAAGGATAGAGGATAATCCCTCATCCAGTAAGATAGTTAATGAATACACTGCTAATACAAATAAGTTGATGCGAGATTTTTCGTGTAGTTAATCTCTCTTTGACGTCGTGAGACGTTTTCTTTCGAGCATTGAAACATTGGATTTTATAGATTTGCGATGAATCCGGGTCGTAGTGATACGCTCCGGATTTTTTTGTCTTGTATCGGTTCTTATTAATCCCATTTACAAGACATGACGTACTTTGATGATGACACATATCACGATTTTAGGGCTGTTAATTTTTGAACTTTGTAACGCCCGCCATCAGGTGGGGTTATTATTAATTCAAAAATAAATAGACATGGGTACAAGTGGAGACAAAATCGTTTTGTTAGACGGTATGGGTTCCGGTAGTGGAAGCGCCACTAACGGTTTATTATCTATGATTCCGGGGATGTTCGCCAATTTAATAGGCGGAAATAAGATGGATCCGAACTTGGTAGCGGCTTTGATGAACGGTCGTAACAACCAAGACGGTTTCGGCGGGGCTAACGGTTGGTGGTTGTGGATCATCGTCCTGTTCTGGTTATGGGGCGGCCGTGGCTTTGGCAATGGTTTTGGCAATGGTAATGAGTGTTGCGCTAATGGTCTTCCCGCTCAATTGAATAACGACTATGGTCGTGAGTTGTTGATGCAGGCCATCCAGGGTAACAGAAGCGCTATCGATCAGATCGCTAACGCCTTGAACTGTACTACCACTCAATTGCAAAGCGCTATCTGTAACGTACAAGGCGCTATCGATAAGGTAGCTGGTCAGGTAGGTATGACCTCTCAGGCTGTTATTAACGCCGTACAGCAACAAGGTTGTGAGATCGGTAATCAAATTAGCTCTTGCTGCTGCAATTTGAGTTCTTTGATCAACCAAAGCACTTGCCAGACTCAGCAGATGATCAACAATCAAGGTTATGAGAATCGTCTTGAGACATTGAATCAGACTAACACGTTACAAAACACTATTAATCAAGGATTGACGAACAATCGTGAGCAAGCCACGAGTCGGTTCAATATCTTGAGCGCTAAGATTGATGCTCAAACAACCTTGATTAATGATAAATTCTGTCAATTGGAAATGCGTGAGATGCAGAATACGATCAATCAGTTGCGTGATGAAAGGTCGGCTTACCAAGCCTCCGCGTTGACTCAGCAACAGACTCAGAATTTGATCAACCAGTTGAGACCTACCCCTGTGCCGGCTTATCCTTCATGCTCTCCTTACCAGACTTATGGATGGGGTCAAGCATTTTATGGAGGTAATTACGGATGTGGGTGCAACAATGGATGCTGCAACAACGGAAACGCCGCTATTTAACTCTATAAAGGAAGGAGGCTATTATGGCTTGTGTTTCTAAAATAGGGTCTCTTTATGAGTTGGTCACGAAGAACGTGGTAGTGACTACTACCAACACCATCTTCGGCATCAACCCAAGGATATGGCTGTCCTTGCCATGCGAGGGCCTTCTGCTGCTGAAAATCCGGCAGGTGGTTCCGACAACAGGCGAGACATTGCCAGTACAGATAGCTGTCCCAGCGAATAGCACCGTATCCACGGTAGGTGATGACACATGCTGCCCGGTAACCGGCGTGGCTGTGGTGAACCCGATCAACGTGGCTGTGACCGGAGCGGCTATGGTTAACAACACCGAACGCCTTGTTTATTTCAATAAGGTAAGGGGTGTATTGAGGCTCATGGATTGCTGTGTGCCTACAACTTCCGCCTCGGCGTCGGAGACGACTGTTGATGAGGAATAGGTTAGATTGGATGTCTAATGGGAGGGTATTCCCTCCCGCTTAAAAATCGAGATATGTTTAGAGACTTAAAGAAAGGATTTCAAGTATATACGCTGGATACGTCCGATGTTCCGGTGTTCAGGATGGGGAATGTGGTTAACGTGTCCGAGCCTAGGTTCCAGCAACCCCAGATGGGTCAGATGGGGCAATATCAGCAACTACAGGATAGGGTGATAGACCTTACCGTGGAGATAAACGGGTCTTCCATGACCTATGTCGTACCGGAGAGCAGGGATGTCGCTATGTCCAATAACATAACTTTGGCCTGCTCGGTCGATCCGATCATGAACCAGCTTAACGCCGCTAAGAGAACCAGCTCCGATATTCTCGATAGTATCGATAAGCATAGGAGGACGCTAGAGGCTTGTGATTCGATCCTTGAGGAAATCAATCCGGCTTTTAAGCAGACTAAGGATCAAGACCGGAAGATCAAGAATCTTGAGGAGAAAGTCGATAGGATGGGATCCTCTTTCGATGAGCTAAAAGAGTTGTTAATTAAAAAATTAGGTTAAGATGAGAGTTATAGATTTAGGCGGCGGTCACGATGAGGACTACAATGACGAGATCTACGATCGTAGAGGCGGCCGTGGACGTAGCAGACGTTCGGATGGGACTTACATGGGTTATGGTGGTGGAATATATGACCATTATGGCAAGGAGCATGACGGTAGGATGGATGAGCTAGAACGCCGTGAGCGTGATCTTGAAAGACGTGAGAGGGAGCTGGAACGTGACGAGCGTGAGCTTGAGAAACGTGAGAGACTCCATGAACGTGAGGACGAGATGTATCGCAGGGGATGGTTCGGTGAGCGCGGCATCCGTGACGAGTACGAAGGTACCGAACCGTATATGCGCAGGGGACGCAGGAGTCGTTACTACTGAGGAGCAGACGCCGATGACCCGGATTATAAGCGGTATATAGACACCCATGGATATCACTTTTCCAAGGAGCTGGCTAGGGAAGCCGCTGACAAGATGCTTAACGCCGACGGGTCCAAGAGAAGATGGACGATGGAGGACGCTAAGCAGATGTTCGATAAATGCGGGGCCAAGAAACCTGATAACGCCACTTGGGGAGATATCCAATATCTGTTCGCTATGTTCTATAGCGACTACTTTCCTAAGGTATTGGATTGCGACCAGAAAATAGTCAAGGCTGTCTTGGCTTATCTGGAAGACCCTGACGCCCCGGAAGGGACGGCGTTCGTAAGGTATCTGGCGGTGCGGTGCTTCGTCGGTGACACAATCAAATGGAGTGATATGATTTAGGTTTGATACAACGTTGGAGAACCCTGTCGGCAATAGAATACCGATAGGGTTTCTTTTTGATCGTAGCCTTATTATGATTACATTTGTTCGAGGTAGATCTTTTGTTCATAGGAAGGGTGGGCGGGAATGAAAAAAGGCATCCTCACGGACACCCTTCCCCTTTGGTTGAAAATCACTTAAAACATTATGAGTTACTACACCGCAAATATAGATAATTAAATACAAACTGCAATGGGTAAGGGGTATTATTGGATAGAGCCAGTGGATCAGACGTTAAATGATTTCCAATTTTATAAGGCACGTATCGTAGGCGATCCTGAATATGACGAGAAACATCATCGTGTTATATTGAGGACTGATAAGTATTTCCCTGTCGGAAGTATCTTCCATGTCTTAAAAGACCCAGAGATGTTTGTTATAGAGAGGAAGTTTAAGACATGGGGGAATAAGTATGTCGTTAAGCCTTGTGAGGGTGAATGGGAATGGGAATCTGTCCAGAAACTTAAAGACAAGGCTATTATATTCCGTAGCGGATTCCTGCACGGGGACGGCAGTTTTTGACACTTACCCGTATCTCCCCCCCCCCTCGATTTCTTGGTATTTATGTATATAACTATATTTGAGCAAAAAATAAGTTTGATATGGAAGATTTTCAAGGTAAATACAATGGTAAGCAGATAGATCAGCTTTTGGATAAGGCTAATGATATTGATTTTACCAAATATGCTCTTAAGACGGATAATGCCCCTACCGCCACGAAATTACAGGCGGCTAGGACCATAGCGCTGTCCGGGGCTGTTACCGGTAGTGTCTCATCGGACTTCGGAGGCAACGTAACTATCTCCACGACATTGGCCAATTTTGATGCCTCTAAGATCGCATCCGGAACCATCAGCATAGATAGGTTACCTAAGGCGGCTTTGGAGAGATTGGTCGTGGTAGCTGATGATACGGCTAGATTCGCCCTTACCACCGCTACGGCTCAAAGCGGTGATACGGTAAAGGTCACGTCTACAGGTAAGATGTATCTGATAAAAGACGAGTCTAAATTGAACAGTGAGGATGGGTATGAGCCTTACACGGCCAGTCAGGCTTCCTCCGTGCCTTGGTCCGGGGTTACGGGCAAACCAAGTACCTTCACCCCTCCCACGTCCTCCGCTACCGTTCTTGGCGGTATTAAGGTAGGATATACGACTTCCGGGAAGAACTATAAGGTACAGCTGGATTCGTCCGGCAACGCTTACGTTAACGTTCCGTGGACGGATAATAACACAACGTATAATGAAGCCACGGCCGACACCTTAGGATTGGTTAAGATCGGCTATGCTTCTAATGGAAAGAACTACGCTGTGCTATTGGCTAATGGCAAGATGTACGTCAATGTCCCTTGGACTGACAGTAACACGACTTATACCCAAGCTACAAGCGATAATCTGGGTCTTGTTAAGATCGGGTATTCAGCTAACGGAAAGAATTACCCGGTAGCTCTTGACGGAAATGGTAAGATGTATGTGAATGTTCCGTGGACGGATACCAACACGACATACACCAATATGGGAGCCGCTTCTGCCTCAGCGGCGGGAAAGGCAGGTTTGGTCCCCGCACCTGCCGCCGGAGCGCAAGCCAAGTATCTTCGTGGTGATGGGACATGGCAAACTCCTCCTAACAC